TAATGACCCATATGAAACAGACGGGTATGATACCAAAAGGAGCAAAGCCTACATCAGGTCCTCATACGACAAGAGAGAAAAGAAGCGAAAACGAAGAGCGTAGATTAGATCCAAAATGTTGGAAGGGCTATCATAAGCAAGGTACTAAGTTAAAGGGCGGTAAAAGAGTTAATAACTGTGTAAAGAACAGTTAATTGTGAAAAAAATATTATTATTTTTGTGCCTTACTTCTCTAGTCTATAGTCAAGATTTATACGATTGGAAAGTTACAAGAGTATTAGACGGTGATACAGTTGAAGTAAATGTAGATTTTTTACCGAAAGAACTTGGAAATAAATTATATGTAAGAGTGTGGGGTGTTGATACTCCTGAAAAGGGGTGGAGGGCAAAAAGCCAACGCGAAAACGAACTAGGATTAAAAGCATCGGAGTTTACTAAACAACAAATTTCTGAGGCAAAAGAAATAAAAATACAAATTATAATGTGGGATAAGTTTGGGGGGAGAGTTTTAGGTGATGTTCTTATAGATGGGAAAAGCCTTAGACAGCTTTTATTAGATAATGGCTATGCCCGAGAATATTACGGTACAAAAAAAGAGAGTTGGGATTAATTTTGACTTAAGCCACTACAAAATTTGAATTACCTGTCGTAGTAAACTTATGTACTGTGTAGGTTATACCGTTTATTGAATAGGTTGATATAGATTGACCTCCTGTAGCAACCTGATTACCTTTATATCTAACAATTACAATACCATTACCTCCTCTACCTCCTGAGTCAGAAGCCCCACTTGCTTGGTACCCTCCCGCTCCACCACCACCACCAAGGCCATCGGTGCCTTGACTACCGTTAACTGAACCATTGCCGGCACCATTACCACCACCGCCTTCCCCGCCTACACCGCCCGCACCAGTATTCGCACCTCCACCACCACCTCCACCATAGCAAGATACGTTACCATCTATTAAGCATACTGCCCCAGGACCTCCGTGACCGGCATATGCCCCTGCATTCGTTTCAGAAACTTGACCGGCATTATAACCAGGGCCGCCAGCACCACCGCCACCTCCACCTGAACCAAAATTGTCTGCATTTCCGGTATTACTGCCTCTTCCACCCGGATAACCTTGCCCGGGAACACACCCACCCCCCGGTTGTGTGTGATTACCTGGACCATTAGATCTACCACCTCCGCCTCCGCTACCTCCTGCTCTACCTCTACCATCACCATTAGAGGCTCCGTACGTAATACTGCCTCTACCCCCGCCGACAGCTATTACATCATTAAACTTTGAATTATCGCCATTCAAAGCTGAATCACTGCCAAGCCCTTGAGATCCCGCTCTTCCACCCGCGCCAACTGTAACAGGAATAGTAAGCCCTAAAGCTATAGTATAATTCTCTACATATAATACGCCGCCCCCCCCACCACCACCGCATATTGAAAAGTTAGCTCCACCACCACCTGCTACAATTAATACATCACATATAAGGCCTAGGTTTTGTAGGATGTAGTTGTTTACTTGATTTAAAGTTAATTTATAAGTAGAGTTTCCTACAGAAGAAGGTACAACAAGAGAACCGATAACTTGATTATCTGCAATACTATTTAAACCAGAGATAGTCGTGTCAGCCATATAATATATTTATCTATATGACTAAATATTTTGGTGAAAGACTTGGGTGGTTGTATTGAACACACATTAAAACAGTATAAAAAAGGCAAAAAAACGGTAGTCCAAAAAATAAAAAATTGTAAGACTATTAAAGAGTTGTTTTTGATACGTAAGAAGTTAGGGTTAGTCGAATGGAACTAATAAACTTGAGTTATTTTGTAATTCCTGTATATTAATTTATATGCCCCGTTCGTCTATCGGTCAGGACTCGAGATTTTCACTCTTGCAAGAGCGGTTCGACTCCGCTACGGGGTAAATAACATATGACTTTTACTATTTTAAACGGTTCTCTCGGAGGACGTACCGGAAATACTAATAACCTTATACAAAAGGTTAGAAAACTTATTTTGAAACGCGATCCTAGCACGAAAGTACGGGTTATACACCTTTCTCCCTCATTTGATTGGGTAAAGGTACGAAGGGCTATTAAAGCCTCAGATGCTTTAATTTTTACTACCGGAACTTATTGGGATTCTTGGGGTTCTCCAATGCAGCAACTATTTGAAAAGATGACTCAAATTGAAGGTAAGAAGCATCTACTCGGAAAGCCTGCAGGTGCTATTGTTACTATGCATTCTGTAGGTGGAAAAGAGGTATGCTCTAGAATTTTAGGTAATTTAGTAGGTCTGGGTTGTATGGTACCTCCATTTACTGGGTTTGCATATTCATATGCCGATCATGTTGCCCATAAAAAGCGTACTACCGGTAATAAATTATTAGACGATGTGTGGCATATCAAAGATCTGGAAGCTTTTATCCACAACTTGTATGAAGCTCGTTTGGGAACTAATAATTGGGTTGTTTGGGATTATCTTGATACTCAAGCATTGGATCCAAACTACGTTTGGCTGAAATAATTTTGCCGAAGTAGCACAGCGGTAGTGCAGCTGATTTGTAATCAGCAGGTCATCGGTTCAATCCCGATCTTCGGCTCATTTTTTTACACATCAAAAGCATAAATAATATTATGGCCTCTGAAATAATTAAAGTCGACACACCTGCTACAAGATTTAATCAATCATTTGTAAATCTTACTCAAAAAGATAGTTCTCTTTATCCAGCTACTACATCAGTAAGAATTGATAATACGATAAGCCCTGCATTAACTAGCTATTATATATTCGATCAATGGGCTTTTAGAACTATTGATTTTGCAGCCTAATTAACGCAATTCACCAATCTTTTTAAAAGGAATTTCTCTTCCATCTTTATCTACTACTGCTTCACCGTCAATATAACCAATCATTTTGCCGCCTTTTGTCATAACTGGCTGTACTCTTTTTTCGCCCACATAACGAAACCTATGTCGGGAATTTCTATGACCTGGTGCACCGGAACCTACTTTAGCTGGGGCTGACATATAGTTAATTTAGTTCTTGACATTATAAAATCTACCGGTATAATAAGTAATTATCGCGGGGTAGAGAAACCCGGTAACTCATCTGGCTCATAACCAGAAGATTGTTGGTTCAAATCCAACCCCCGCTACGTTCTTTGACATGGGGCTGACTGGAATCGATTAAACAGTGTGGTTTATGAGAGCAAGTATCGGGGCATTCCGATTAAAAAATAGCAAAACTATTAAATGCCGAAGAAACCTTCGACATGGCTATGAGTCTAGAAGAGGCAGATGCAATTCTTGCATCGACTGGCTTCGTTGATTCAGAAGCTGAACTCGAGTTAGTTTAACTCGATCGTCTTACTGTAGATTAGAATTGGTAAAGTAAGGTGTGTTACAAATTCTCGACCTGACGTGTTTTGGTAATTGGTTATCAGGCGTATAGAATTACCATATCGAATAGGTTTTTCTTAGTTCTATCTATTCTGAAGTTAAACTAAGATAAGCTTGTAGGGCTTATAAATGAAATTGTTTAAGACGAGGGTTCAAATCCCTCCAGCTCCATGATTTACTGAGGTGTTGGGGTAATTGTTGGTGTTGGTGTCGGGGTAGGGGTTTCTGTTTCTGTTGGAGTAATAGAAGGAGTTGGAGTAATAGAAGGAGTTGGTGTTAAAGTGACAGTCGGTGTGACTGTCGGTGTAGGTACTATAACTTGTAAAGAATAAGAAATATCACCTATATTAATATTTACATAATTGTTGCCTCCTGAAGAATAAAATTTTTCAGCGCTAATACCTAGATCTTTAAATTCTTGAGGTTGTGTAATTATTTCTTTGCCCATAATATTATTTATTTATGCAAATGCTCCGTTGACAAACTCTACAGGTTTAGTAAATGTTGTTACACCTGCATAGCTGCTTAATGTAGGTGTACCTCCTGTAAGTGTTACAGTTACAGATGTATTTGCTGTATTATATCCCGGTGTAATTAGTAGAGTTGCACCTACACTATTATCGGTTGCAGTTATAGTAAATGTTTTGGCAGTACCAGAGCCCCATACGCTAGATCTACTGTTATTAAATGTAGCAGTAGAATTAGTAGCAACAGAAGACGATCCTAAGTCACTACTAATTGTAAATGTTTTTAATGGAGGTGAATTAGGTCTTATTTGTACTGCGCAATCATCATTTGTACCGTAAGTAGATATTGTTTCATTAGCCACCCATATAGTCATATCTAAGAAAGGTGTGCCTTCAGGGGTAATAGTAGGTGTAATAGTAGGTGTATTAGTTGGTGTTGGTGTTGGTGTAGGGGCAGCTATAACTTGAAATTCTAAAGTATAATTAGTGTTGGAACCTAGCTGCTGTACTCTCACTGTATAATTGCCAGGATTATAAGGTGCTGCTCCTCCTAAAATTTCTTGATTTACATTTCCAGGTCCAAAATGTTGTTGTGCTAACATCTGGGATTGGTCATAACCAATGGTCCAATCCGATCCCGATTTGATGCCTAACCAAGCAACATTGTCAGAAGAACTGTAGTTTCTAAGGAAAATTTTATTTAATATCTGATTGCTTCCTACAGAGAAGGTAAAATAATCAGCATTTTGAACGCCGCTAGTTACTGAAGCTATAACTTGACCGTTGCCGTTGTTTAAAGTTATTTGTGTTGGTATATTTTCATTGTTAGAAAGAGAACCGTTTATGCTTTCATCCCAAATAGTATATGCTGTAGAAGTAGATGTAGATGTAGGTGTAACGGTTGGTGTTTGAGTAGGTGTTATTGTCGGCGTCCTTGTAGGTGTTACGGAAGGCGAGGCACCTGGCGTGGGTGTAATTGTTTGAGTAACAGTAGGCGTAACTGTTTCCGTAGGTGTTATTGTCGGCGTAACAGTTTCAGTAGGTATTTTTGTAGGTGTAATAGTGGGCGTTGGAGTACGGGTAATCGAAGGCGTGGGCGTGGTGGTTACATTTTGGCCGTTATAAAAAGAAATAGGATTACTAAAACTAGTAGATCCTGCAATATTATTATATGTGGTAGGTGAGCCACCGGCGGGGGTAGCTGTTATAGAAACATCTCCAGTATTATATCCAGGTGTAACAAATATTGTAGTTGAGCTACTACCGTTTGTAGTATCGGTAATAGTAATAGTCTTAGTCTCCCCCGATCCCCAAACAGATGCTCGAACTCCGTTAATAGTAGTCACTGAACCCGAAGATACTGTGGTAGAACCTAAATCACTTGCAACAGTAAATGTTCTTCCTTCTGGCGATATAAGCATAATTTGTACTGCGCAATCATTATTTGTACCGTAAGTAGATACTGTTTCATTAGCCACCCATATAATAAATCCGATTGCTGCACCTCGCGATACAGTAGGTGTAATAGTGGGTGTTAGAGAAACCGTAGGTGTAATAGTGGGCGTTGGAGTAGGTGTAGGAGAAATAACGGATACAGATATCGATGCGCCTTCGTCTTGTAATGCAGTTAATGCTTCATACCCGGTATTAGTACCGGAGTTAGGGTTGGATACAGTTATTGTTTTGCCTGTTAAATCTGTATTACCGCTTACCGCGCAAATCGATGAAAAGAGCGTATCGACTGTTTCATTACTTAAATTATTACTACCTAAAATTAAAAAAGTTGGAACAGTATTTAAACTATTTCCCCAGTTAATTTCTGACAATTGGTAATTATTAATTACCATAACAAAATTACCTATTGATTTAACATTGGTTAGATCTATAGATTGAAGCGCAGGAGAATAAAATATACCAAAATAAGTAAATGTACCACCAGAGAGAACTAAATTAGGTACACTTACGTTTTCTGCGCTTATATATGTCAAATTAGTAGATGATTGAAACTGCACTAAGCTGGGCTCTCTTATTGAAACTGATGACAAATTGGGCAAGTTACCCAAATCAAGTGCACAAAGCCCTTTGTTATTACAAGTTAGAGCTGTTAATTGTTGATAATACGTAGAAGATAATTGAAATCTTAAGCTTTTATAATCAACATAATAATCTTGATCGTAAACAGCAGGAATATTAGTATCAAAAAAATCTGATAAGGTATAATTAAAAGGATTACTCATATTATGGTAATGTAGCTACAGGGAACGATCCTATAGTAGGAGCATCCCACAATCTAATAGCTTTATATTCTCCGTTTATATTTAAAATTAAAAATTCTCCTGATGCGGTAGCTGACGGTAGGGTGGTTACAAATGCGTTTGTAAGAACTATATCTGCCCCGGTAAGAGCATTCATCGAACTTAATGAATTACAATGAAATGAATCATCTGTTTTGAGTAAATTTGCATCACTTCGGTATAAATTGGTGTCATAATTTGCATTGCCATCACCAAAAATTAATGATGTAGGCGAACTATCTGCTATATACACTTCACCTCTTAAAGTATTTGTATCAAATTTTTGATCGCCTAATGTAGTATTTCCAAAAACTGTTAATGCGCTTCTTACAAACACATTAGAGCGTGCAGATATACTTCCATTTACTGTTAAGTTTGTATTTGGGTTATCCGTGTTAATGCCCACATTACCGTTTTCAGTAACAATAAATGCGGTTGCACTAGCGGGGTCTCCAACTGTTGTAGCGTTAAACAAATAAATACCGCTCATAGAAAATACATTAAAGGTATTTTCATCAAACGTTTGACTATTATAAATATTATTTGTTGAATAATTGTAGTTACTAAATACTAAGCTATTTTTATTTACTGGTTGACCGTTACCGATAGCTAAACTGCTCTTATCTGCGTAAGCTGCAATTCTAGGATAGTCGACAGACCATACCCTCCACGCGGTTGGCGGCGTTACACTAGTTCCATAACTATTGTTAGACATTAGCATGTATCTGATACTGTTAGGATCAGGGCATGCAGACCCGGGATTTACGGGAGTACCTAAATTAGGTTCAGCATTTTGAAGGTTTAAAAACGTATAACGTGCAGAAAGAGCCTGCGCCTGGGTCGGTAATCGTACTTTTACTTTCCCACTTATTGTTTCAGGGGTGGTAATGTACTTTCCCATAATTAAGTTATAGTATTAAGCGTTTCTAGGATAGATATGTTTAATATTACCGCATTTGGAGTGTTACAAGACGCTATTATTGTATCATATTGCTGTAATACCAATTTGGCTGGTACTAGGCTTGTAGTGTCATTACCAGAAATAAGAATATCTTTTGCGTAATCAACGTAAGGTTGCTTAGGTACAAATTGAGCCCCTACACCAGATAATCCTAAAGTAACTGTAACGTCGTTTAACGTTAAATTGGTAGCATATGCTGCTAATACAATCGAAGCCCTATCAAAAGGTGCTGTATATAAAGAAGATAGAGTCGGGGTAAGCGAAAACGCTTTTCTCGTAAAATAATTTAAAGGTATATTAGCCATAATATTATTTAATCTAGACTAAGTATTAAAGGTGTAACTAATGCAAGAATTGACTTATTAAAGTCTAATCCTTCAATGGTTCCTTTACCCTGTACTACTTTAAAGCCTCCTCCTACCTTAAAGTCTCCGCGTTCATTAGTACTTGAATAGTATACTATACCGTTGTCCGAAAATACTGCTTCGTTTTCATTAATAGGTTTACCACCTAATGATGGAACAGCTAATTCTAGATCAACACCAGTACCTATATATTCAAATGCATGTGAAGATGTGGCAATTAGACTTCTTAGATAAAACTCTACGTACTTAGGTTGTGCAGAAGAAGCTGTTAATGGTGCTTGAATGTTGGATTCAAGTTCTATTCTATATGTATAAGGAGGGTACCCTACATCTAAGGCGCTAACCGACTTAATACTATGATACTTAGGCAATGCACCTGGGTTAAAGAATTCATCGTAATCACTTGCAGGGTCATCTTCAATATTAATAAGCAATCCATTATACGGTTCTAATACTGGTATACCTTCTAATTCAAAACCGGCTTGCAAGGCAGCAACAAATGCAGATAGAGGCCTGGGTGTTACGTCTTGTATATAAACAAAATTTTCAGCAAGGGGTGTCGTAATGGTCTGATAACCTGTCAGTACTGGGAATTTAGATTTACCTGTAGCAACTAATCCCGAAAGCCCGAACGAACAGTTAGAAGTACTAATACTGCACTGACCACCAGCTTCTGTAATTATTCCTTCTGTTGTACAAATGGTAAAGGTACTAACCAGCTGTGCGTAACCGCAATTTATAATATGTATACCTTTACCACCTGCATTAAATTGAGTAAACGAGTCAGTAACAAAACTTCTTAAGAACCCTGAAGCTAGTTCACCGTCAACTCTAATACCACAGCCTGCGCCAATAAATTGAACCGGTTCATTAGCTATTATCTGTAAGGCAAGATATTTAGCATAATTAATTGCCATCACGGTTTGTATTTCTTGACCTGAAATTAACGAAACGTTAGTTACATTATCAAAATATGCATTACCGGCTTCTATAGCACTAATAGTAGTACCTGTTGTAATGTCGTAACATATTGCATCTATTATGATACCGACATCTCTTTCACATTTATCTTTGTTATAAACTAATGTTGGATAAGCTTTATCAACATATTCAATAACTTCTTTCTGGATAAACAGCCTATTTGATTGTAGTAGTGCGACTGCATCTGCTCTGCTTGTAATAGGCGTGTTATTAATAATATTTTGTGAAATTATGTTTGCATACTTTAAAGCATCAGCAGTCTGTTTTTGCTGGCCCTTAACTAATGACTGACCTGTCCCGTTATAATAGTAACTACCTGCATTAATACTGCTTAGATAATTACCTTGTGTTATATCATAAGAAACAGCATCTACTATGTAGCCAGTATCTCTAAAACAAGATGCAATATTATATCTTAAGGACGGGTAAGTGGTATTAACATAGTTTATAACCTCATTTTGAATAAACGATCTATTAAGATTAAGTAGATAATTTGCATCTACCGCACCAGGAGAAGGCGGTGTAAACGTACCAGGAGAAATTGAGCCAATACCATTTAAAATAATTCCAGAAACTACTGTATAAGCTGTTTGTACATATGGTCCTGCAGTAATTCCCTGAGCATATGCAGGATCATATTGTTGTGTGTAGTAACTAAACGGAGTATTCGTTATTACAGCTTGAGATACTAAATTGGCAAACAATATAGCAGCTACTGTAGGCGATTCTTGACCGGGTATTAAGCTTTCATTAAACTTAAAGTAAGCTTGCCCAGCGGAGATACTAAAGAAATTAGTATTTAGTACTAAATCTTGAACAATACTATCAATAATTAACCCTGCATCTCTAAAACATAAATCTCTGCTGTAAATTAATTTAGGATAAATTCTATCTACATATTCAACCACTAATCTTTGAATATACTTTTTATTATCTGTTAATAAAGATATAGCATCTGCTGCTCCAGGCACAGAAGATCCCGAGCTTGTTACGGGCGGTGAAAATGTACCATTACTAGCTATTATATTTGCTATTAAATTCCAAGAATCAGCAACAAACCCGGCAGCTAAGCCACCACTTGGCATTAATGGATCAAAAAATTGATTTTCTGGCTTCTCTCCAGTTAAAATAATATCAGTTATTTGATCGAAAGATCTAGCTACATCTTCTTTTAATAAATAGCCAGAAGAAAGAAACGGATTAAACGTTTGAGATGTAATGGCTGGTGTATTTGTAACTATTTTATTAGCTAAGAAATTAATATATCTTAATGCTGCAATAGTTTGTACTTCTTGACCAATAATTACACTAGAATTACCTCTATAATATCTACTACCTGCGCTTATAGCTTTTACGTTAGTTCCATTATTAAGATCATCGACAATACAATCGATAATTAATCCTGCATCGCGTTCACAAATTTCTCTACTATAAGCAAACCCCGGAAATGTTTTATCAACATAATTAATTACTGTTTTTTGTACAAATGGTTTATTGAGATTTAATAGTGTTGCAGCATCATTATTAACAGGTATTGAAACCACTGGTGGCAATACTGCAACACCGTTTCTAATAATATTAATAATTGTATTAAATTCGCTAGTAATATAACTGGTAGCTAAATAGCCGTTAGTATAGGTGTTATCAAATCTTTGTTCATATGTTTTAAGATATTTGTTATTAATAACATCTACTGCAACAGATTTTGCAAATCTTATAGCATCTGCAGTTTGTGTAACTTGATCACTTGGGAGGACACTAGATGTGCCGCTAAAATAAAATTGACCTGCACTTATAGCACTTAATGTTGTATTATTAACTAAATCGTAAACAGTAGCTTCAATAATATAACCCACATCTCTAAAGCATTTGTCTCTACTATATGCAAGTAAGGGATAATTATATGAAACCCATCTTACTGTAGCTTCTTGAATAAATGCACTATTTGTTTGTAGTAACGTTATCGCCATAGCGCTTCCAATAGAAGGCGTTGTGGTTACTGGTAAAGGAGATACTCCTGTTTCAATAATATTAGCCACAACATCAAAAGAAAGCTCTACATTAGATTGCTCTTGCTTACCGGGTTGTATAGCTGCAAGGCAAAGATCCTTCGCATAATTATACGCTCCTATAGTTGATTCAATTTGATCTTCTGGTAATCCACCTATTGGTACGTATCCTCCTATAAGATAGGCGTTAGCAGCATTGACTGCAGAGGTAGATGTACCAGTAGTAACTCCATCAATTACTGCATTAATTATATACTCAAGATCTCTCCTGCATTTTGTTTTATCATAATCATCAGGAGGAGAATTACTATCAATATAGTTAATTACTTCTTCTTTTATAGAGCTTAAACTATATGTAAGTATGTTTGTAGCAGTAGGTGTATAATTGTTAGGAGCAAATATGGCCGGTGGTGTAGGTACAATACCGGTAGAGAGTGTTTCAGTAATTATGCTAAATAATCTTTTTACATTTTCCCCGTCATCAAATAATTCAAAGTGCTGTGTATTGGGTAAAAAGTAACTTGGAAATAAATCTGGTTGTATAGGTACTTTTAAATAATTAGTAATAGAGCTCATACCCTGAGTATAAGGGCTGGTAGTAACAAATGGTTTAGATACGATTGGTAAACCAAAAGGACCACCAGGTTTTGTAGTGTCTATTTCATATCCAGGTGTATTAAACGCAACCTTGTAAGCTGCGCTTCTTTTATCTAAATTAGGAAATGCTGTTGCAGCACAAGGGTCCCAGGTATCACGAAAAGTAAAGCCCCACATGTAGCATGCAGTGTTAAGCCAAAAAATATCCATTTGTTTGTGGTAAGGTCTTACATTTGTTCTTCGTAAAAACGCTTCACCAATTATCGAAGTACCTGCCGGTACATAAATTGGATTTACTTCTGTATAATCGCCTGCTTCAACTTGAATAGTAGCTTTATTAGTACCGTAAACATTAAAAACTATTTGACAGGCTTTTTTAATTGTTCGAACTTTTTGAGATGGGTTTAATCCGCTATTTAAATCAGAGCCGGTAGTACTTACATAAACAGTATTACCATCTGGTCTATCATAAATAAAAGCTTTTTTCGCATAAGCATTACCATATACAGAAAAATCCATAGGTACTGATGCCGACAAGCCTTGATAAGGATCATATTTTTGTGCAGCAGAAACTCCATTTACAATAACATGTCCTTGATCTGCAATAAACAAAGCAGTTTTTGGTCCACCCTGTGCATCACCATCAATAAATCTTGCAATTGGTTGAGGGCCCCATTGTTCAACTGTTAGTGCTGGTCCTGTGCCGTGATTAATGACGCTTAATGCGCTTGTAACAGAAACAACAGTATCTAAATAAGTAAATTCTCCGTAAACCGACAAATTTCCTTGAATAGTAGCGTCGCCATCAATATAAAGATTTTCATGTGCAGAGATTGAATTATAAGTTACAAAATCACCAATAAATGGTTCTTCAGATGAGGCTATTGGATCTGTTCCAGAGTCCGGATAACCTGTTGAAGGCGAAGAATGGTGATTTCTTCTATGCCATTTATTATGAAATCGTGCATTACCGGCCATATAATATATTTATGTATAAACCATACTTAAATTACACTTAAACCGGCCAATAATCACCCCCCGTAACGAAGTAGTAATAGCTATTAGCAACAAGCCTTGCATAGTATTTAGTTTGGGTAGCATCACCATTAAACGTTACATAGAAAATATTTAAATTACTGATAATACCGTCTTTCTTAATCAGCGTTTTTAAATTACCGTCTAAGAAGCAATATATAGGTCCAAATACAGAATTAGATTGAAATACTGTTGTACCGACTTTAGATGGATAGGTGTTTGGAGATGAGCAAGTACCTTGATACTGTATTCCAATATATGTAGGGTCACTTGCAGAGGGCTGGAACTGTAATTCAGGAGGCACTGGGCATGCATATGTCTTTTCAAAAGCAAATGTCGGTACACTTGTATTTGTAGGGGTAATAGTCGGAGTAATAGTAGGTGTTGTAGTCGGTGTTTGCGTTAACGTTGCAGTTGGAGTGACGGTTTCTGTAGGAGTTACTGTAGGCGTAATACTACTAGTAGGCGTAACAGTTGGAGTGACGGTTTCTGTAGGAGTTACTGTAGGCGTAACAGTTGTAGTGGTAGTAGGTGTTACTGTAGCTGTAGGCGTGACTGTAGGTGTTATATAATTTTTAGCTTCATCAAATACATTAAAGACAAATTTAGAAGGCGTCACAGTAGGTGTTATTGTAGGTGTAACTGTTACTGAAGGAGTAACAGTTGGAGTGACGGTTTCTGTAGGAGTTAATGAAGGTGTAACTGTTGTAGTAGGTGTAGTTGTAACAGTTTCGGTAGGTGTTACTGTAGGGGTGACAGTCTCAGTAGGTGTTACAGTAGGCGTAAGTGTTGGGGTAACTGTGGGGGTAACAGTTTCGGTAGGCGTCACCGTTGAAGTCACTGTTTCAGTAGGAGTAACTGTGGGAGTAACAGTTTCTGTGGGGGTAATAGTAGGGGTGACTGTAGAGGTTACTGTTTCAGTAGGAGTAACTGTGGGAGTAACAGTTTCAGTAGGTGTGGTAGTAGGTGTTTCCGTCGGTGTAAGTGTCATGGTTGCAGTAGGCGTGGGTGACAGATTTGCAGTTGTCGTTACTGTAGGAGTAACAGTTTCAGTGGGAGTTATAGTTGGTGTTATCGTTGTAGTTGTCGTTACTGTAGGAGTAACAGTTTCAGTGGGAGTTATAGTTGGTGTTATCGTTGTAGTTGTCGTTACTGTAGGAGTAACAGTTTCAGTAGGAGTTATAGTTGGTGTTGAAGTAACAGTTTCGGTAGGAGTTATTGTCGGTGTAACAGTTTTAGTAGGAGTTATAGTTGGAGTGGTTGTTGGAGTAACAGTTTCAGTAGGCGTGGTAGTAGGTGTTGTAGTTGTAGTAACTGTTGGTGTAACAGTAACAGTAGGTGTTATAGTAACAGTAACTGTAGGTGTAGGTGTTATATAATTCTTAGCTTCATCAAATACATTAAAGACAAACATAGTAGGTGTGGTTGTAGGTGTTATTGTAGGTGTAACACTATTAGTAGGTGTAACGGTAGGCGTAATTGTAACTGTTGGTGTAACTGTATTTGTAGGAGTTCTTGTAGGTGTAACTGTATTTGTCGGAGTTCTTGTAGGTGTAATAGTGGTTGTCGGTGTAACAGTTTCAGTTGGCGTAATTGTAGGGGTTACGGTTTCAGTTGGCGTAATTGTAGGTGTAATTGTAGGTGTAATAGTGGTTGTCGGAGTTCTTGTAGGTGTAAGTGTTGAAGTTCTTGTAGGTGTTGGTGTTCTTTTTGGGGTTCGTGATGGTGTTACAGTTGGTGTTTTTGTAATGGTAGGTGTTATTGTAGGTGTTGATGTTCTTGTAGGTGTAGGTGTTTTTGTTGGTGTGGGTGAAGCACCCGGTGTATTAGTAATGGTTGGGGTTATAGTTTTTGTTGGAGTTATTGTAGGTGTAGTTGTTTTTGTAGGGGTTAAAGTGGGTGTCTCTGTCGGGGTGTTTGTAGCTGTAGGTGTTATTGTTTTAGTAATAGTTGGTGTAGGTGTTGGTGTTTTTGTAGTAGTCGGTGTAATAGTTTCTGTAGGTGTAATTGATGGGGTTGGAGTTACAGTTGGTGTGTTAGTTTTAGTCGGAGTAATAGTAGGTGTTATAGTGCGTGTTATAGTTGGAGTGACAGTTTCAGTTGGTGTTATAGTTACTGTTTTTGTAGGTGTAGGTGTTAAAGATCTTGTAGGTGTAATAGTAACTGTATTTGTTGGGGTTGTAGTAGATGTAACTGTTACAGTGGGTGTTATGGTTGGTGTAACTGTTTCAGTAGGTGTAATAGTAGGTGTAGCGGTCTTTGTTGGAGTTAAAGTAGGTGTAAGTGTTTTAGTAGGTGTTATAGTAGGCGTAATTGAAGTAGTGGGTGTTACTGTTGGTGTAATAGTGGGGGTGATAGATATCGTCGGGGTAATTGTTGGAGTAAGTGTAGGTGAGGGTGTTATAGAAGCTGTAGGTGTTGGAGTAGGAATAACATAGGCACCCATATTACTTGCGTTTATTAAAAGATTGTTATCTGAAAGCTTTGTGTATCCCGCATTAGTAAATATAATAACATCATAATACCCACCGCCTGATAAATTAGATACGTTTAATGTTAGTATATTTTCTGCTATAGAAAAGTCTGTGTATTTAAATCCTGTAAATGCGGGGTATAACGACGAACCTGGAAAATAATCTACTGTCTCTGTACTATATGCTTCACTATTGTCGTTGGTAGTACTTAGATATACAAACCTTGTATAATCAAAATTATAGCCTTTAAAAAGAATAACAGTAGTTCCGCCAGATAAATAAGTTATACTATTCATTTTAAAGCCTATGAATTATTTATGGATTTTTTAAATAAATAAGGCTAAACTTATACTATGAGCGCAGGAAAAGGTGATAAATACAGGCCCGTTAAAAAGAAAGTATTTGACAATAATTTCGATGTAGTTAATTGGACTACAAAGGAAGGCAGAGAAATCCGTAATTATATTGTCAAAAAAGGTAAGAAAATTTACAAATATCCTTGACGTTATAACCTTTTCCTCCATAATGTTTAAATGTACCGGCGCAAGGTAAAAAACGGACTGCCTTATACTTTTCAGGAATTGGCTTTTTATTCACCTCGTCAATTTGATAAACCAGTAGAGCTAGAAGATAAAGAATTTATTACAAAGATTAAGGTTTGTACTAATTCTAATCGTTGTTTTACAGGACCTTTTTTTAACGAATCGGTTGGTGAATATGAAATTACAAATAAAGAAGTTAACGAAATATTAAAGTTAGTAGATGTGACGCCTGGTTTAATTATCTATGGCATAGAATATACTATTACTGACGATTTTAATGGATTGTGGAAATATTACGGTAAACTAGGTGATAAGCCTATGGCTGTTATTCCTAAAGATAATACAGAGGAGGATTGATGGCCCAGTAGTCCAACGGCAGAGACAAACGACTTAAAATCGTTCAAGTATCGGTTCGAGTCCGATTTGGGCCATAAAAAAATGAATATTGATAATTTGCTTATTAAACTAGATATTCTTAACGAAAACTACAAATGGGTAATTCGAGAATCAAATAAAATTGCAGAGGCAGTTGAAAATCTAGACAAACAAGAAGTTTTTGATTCAAAGCAATATGAAAAATATTGTAGGCGATTTTTGGAACTAGAATTAAGATATGCTAATGATAAAAAAGAGTTTTCTAAAACTTTTAAACAAGTAAAGCTATACTTTAAAGAAAAGTATGGAATGGATATTGTAGGGCTTTTAGAACAAGATGATATAGATAAAGCAAAATAATTTGCCTCCGTCGTCTAGTGGTTAAGACACATGGCTTATACCCGTGCTTGGCGCCAGATTAGCGCAAAACGTAGGTTCGAATCCTACCGGAGGTACCATTGCACCTGTAGCTCATCTGGATAGAGCAACGGATTTCTAATCCGTTGGTAGCAGGTTCGAGTCCTGCCAGGTGCGAGTTATTTTCTTTTACAAAGAATATTACTATATTGATAATGGTCTGAAAAATTGCTTAATAAAACGGGGTTAGTTGGTGCTACATAATAAAACAAATTAAACCCTTTAGTTTTTAAAAAGCTACAAACCTCATTTAAAGTTATATTATTATCAGAAAAACAACCGCCATATTCAAACTGAATAGTGTCTATTAAATCTATAGAGGTTTCAAATCCCTTAAGTACATTAAATTCAAACCCTTCGGTATCTATTTTAAGAAAATCAATTTTAGATATATTATTTTTTAAAATGTATTCATCTCCCTTCATGAGCTGTAACAATACTTTATCGTTTTTTGAATCTCTTGATCTGTTAACAAAAGATTGATGCCTAGGATAATAAAAAAGTGATTCACTTAAATTAGATAAACCAAAATTATTAAAATAACTTTCTGTGTTTTTATTAGAAAAAGTTTTTAAGCGCTCTAAAAATTCGGGCACAGGTTCAAAATAATGAACAACGCCTTCATAATTTAAAAATTCACTATCCGACCTACTACCAACATCAAATATAGTAAGATTTTTAGGCAAAGAAGAAATTAGTTCAACTTCTCCATTTGTGTGAGGGTTGTCGTTATTAAATATATTCATGTAGTAATTATTCTTTTCGTTTATGAATTCAACCTTTTATCTTTCTTTTCTTTATGTGCACGACTAATAGATTAATATTAAACATTAGTAATTTACCTGTATTTCACCTATATTGACGTAATAAATTAACTCAGATATAGACTTATAAGACGGTGGTGTACATACTTGACCACTCGCCAGAGAGGTTGCAGGGAATACAAAGTCCTTAGTATCAACAACAGTTCCACCACTTATATCAAACTTATAATTTGTTTGATCCCAAGTCATTTCCCCACCATTAATAGCGCTAAATGATAATGTAAATGACCATGCAGGGTTAATAGAAAATAAGGTATACCAGTTACCCGACAATCCTATATTTACCACTGATGTGGTAGGTATGGCTATAGCACTTAAGGTTCTAAGATCGATTAGTATTTGCTCTTGGCCAACAGAACTCTTTACATCACCCCCATATGATAGCGAATCTACAGATGTTGTTTCGCCAGGATTGGGACAACCGCCTACAGGTACATAGTTATTTATATAGCCAGGAATATCGTTTACAGCGGCCTCAGCATCAAAATCATTACCATTAAAGTTAAAACCAACTAAGAGATATCTAAACGGCTGCCTGAAAAGTATTAGTGGTGTTACAGTAGGTGTGGGTGTAGGCGTTCTTGTAGTTGTTGGTGTACGTGTAGGTGTTCTCGTGATAGTAGGTGTAATAGTGGGTGTCTTAGTAATAGTAGGTGTGATGGTCGGTGTCTTAGTAATAGTAGGTGTAATAGAAGGAGTAGGCGTGGGAAACCCAGAAGGTGTTATAGAAGGTGTAATAGTGGGTGTAGGTGTCATAGTCGTTGTGGCAGTAGGTAAAACCGGTACAATTTTTTGTACACCTTGACCTTGCTTAACACTAAACACGTATTTCATTTATTAACTTATATATACAGGTATTGTAAGCCCAGGGTTATTTGTTATTTCAGCGTCTAAAACATTTTTTAAAGCTACCTGAATATTATATATTTTTTTAGTAATTCTATTAAAAACACTACTAGTGGTTATCTCATTGACTCCCAAATAAAAAGACAAATCTTGACTAAAAAATATTGAATCTAATTCATCTGGCAAAAGGTATCTTGTACCTTCAAATACAATATTGCCTTTATTGTCTTGTGAGCCAATAAATTTACCAGCAATCTGGTCCCTAAATCTCATATGATTAATAAGAAGTTTAGAAATTGCTTTATTAAAGACCCAGTTTTGAAGATACTCTTCTTTATTAAATTTAATTTGATCAAAACTATAAACATCAAAATTTCTTATTCTTAAAACATCGTAAAGATTTAAGTTATCAAAAAAGTTACCTAATTTGCCGGTATTGTTAAAAAACGAAAATAAAAGATTTCTATCACCCACATTATTAGCAGTAGATGCAAATCCTGTTATTTTATCGTTAGGTAAATTGTAGTTGTATAAATAAAGAAGATATTTGCCTATAGTATCAGACGGTGTTGATGCAATTTTTTTATAAACATTTTTATTAGAAACTAGATAAAAGATATCTTTATTAAATTTAGAAAAGACTATTTTATTAAAATATTCTCCAGGGTAAGTTAAAGACGTATCAAATATTTCTTTATTTTGAAAAGTGCTATCATATTTTATAAAGTTTTTGTTAGTAAGTATAAAGATATTTCCATAACTATCAGCTGCAATATCTATGGGGTTAATATCTTTTAAATCAATTGAAAGCCTATATGTGGCTAGCCAATTTAAATCTGTGTCGTATGTTTTAATACATTTGTTACCTGAGTCGAGCACATATAGGGTTTTATTAAAGGATGTTAGACCGGTTGGAGAATTAAATTCTAGTTTTGAATTAGAACTACCAAAATTACCTATAGAATTAATATATCTAAGAGAATTTTGAGTAATAATATCATTAGTAAAATAGCCACTAGCATCATATTTTACTAATTTATTAAGTCTATTATCTAGCACAAACAGATTAAAATTTATAGTTTCAAATGCAGTAATACTTTGATAATATACACCGAACCCTGGTTCTACTTCATTAATTGCCTGATTTAAGGTTAGGTATGATGCCTCTTCATCAAAACTAAAAACAGCTATAGCAGTCGAAGTTCCCATAAAAGTAGAATACTTTCCCGTATCTATATTTCTTACTAAATATAAAAGATTTGTATTATCTAGCCCTGTTAAGCCTGGATCTGAAGAAATAGAAACAAATTCACTAGTGTTGACGTTTTTATACCACTTAAATTTATTAACCCCTGCAGTAACACTCGCAACCGCAGTGCTTGATACAGGTATTACATTAGATGAAATCAAAGATGCATTGTAAAGATATATGAAATTATCGTACAAATGACTCAATTTTAAGTTTAACAGGTCGCTTGAAACAGTATCATTTGACTGAAATTTAATTTTTTCAAAATTATTAGGTAATTCTAATTTAAAAGAAAGGTATCTTACTAGTTGTATATTGTCTATAAGGTTCATTAGTTAGACCATTTAATTTGGTTTATTTTTGTATATGCTGGGGCAGCATTCTTTAATATACTTAAGATACGTTGCTCTAAAGCATATTGTAAATCGTAATCATTTATACCACTATTTCTAATTATTAAATTAAATAGTGTTGACTTCGAACCAGGTGTTCTTAACTTAAAATACCTTTCTACTTCTTCTACGTAATTTCTTCTACCGCTTGCAACATTAAAATTTATATCCCGTATAAACATATTTTTTCTTACATGCATAATAATATCAAAATCATAAAGAGGTTTATCATAAAGATAAAAGTTCTTTATTTGCAGGTTTGTAACTAAATAGTTATTATTTTTTAAAAATTCAAATAGAGGGATAGAATTTAAATATGTGCTTGTACCAATCAAGAATGGTCTTTTAGTGATACTACTAAATTTATACTTTCTAGGTTCAAATTCTGCTATATCCTGTAGCTGCCCATCAACAAACAAATGCATATATCCTTCGTACCCATCAAAACGAATTGCAAAATTATGGTACCCGGGGTCAATAGCAGATAAATTAAATTTTGTTTCTACTGTTGTGCTGCTATTTAAATTGTATATATTATAAAGCTTTGCTTTTATACTAAAATTACCGGGAGCATAGTTTGCTTGGTTATTAATTCTTAAAAATTTTCCATTAGTAAGGTTATTATAACCTGCGGTAAGATATTTTAACTGTGTACTAAGAACAGTTATACCTTCCATACTAATTTTTGTAAAATTAATTTTATTAGACTCGTTAATTGATTGTCTCATTACTAGCATCTCTTCTACATATTCTCCATTCTTAAATTCAGCTAATGGTTCTATCTTATAATTTAAATAGTTAGGCTCTGCAAAATATCCTGATAATAAAAATTCTCTAAATTTATTATATTTTGCGTATTTATTTTTATCAAATAGAACCCATATATTGTTATCAAAGTCAACAGTAAAGTCTTCTATTGTTTTGGTGGTAGAAAATGCTGTGGTAAGCGTAACGATGGTATCAATATTGTTCCACTGTTTAATTTGATTGTTAGTTAAATAAAAAATATCATTACCTATAATTTCAGATTTTGTACCGTCAGTAAAATATAAATTACCGTTAAACAGATCAACCGTTTTACAAAAGGAAATATTAGTATCTGGTGGCACTCTAGCAAATGATACGCTACTAGTATAATCAACTACAACATTTGAATTTAAATCAGCCCTAGCAACTTTCATATTAGGTGTACCTGCAGGATTACTATTAAAAAATAAATATGCATAGTTATCATCTGCTGTAAAATCTGTTGTTAGGCTAATTGGTAGATTAGATGTTGTTTTTCTTATCTCTGAAAATGAAAGGTTATATCTACGAATCGAATTGTCGCCATAAAAAATAAAAAAGTCATCTAAGCTTTGTGTTCTAATAACACCTTTTATAGGTGAATCAATTTCTAATTTTGTGAGCAAATTAAGATCTGTATTAGCTATATCCAACGAGCTTAATGTATTAAAGAATACTAAAGGTGTTACAGAAAATTGATTAAAGACACCGAATCCATCAGAATTATAATTACCTATAATTTGATTGCCTATAGGGCTATTCCAATCAGTACTGTAACCATCAAAAATTAAAGTAAATTGATTAGATGCACTTATAGAAAGAAGTGAATCAGTCGAGGCATATTTAGTACCGTCAAAATTATAGGTGCCTGGAGTTATGTTGTTAACAGCTGATCCGTTAAAAAATTTATAATTAATAAGATCTTTTTGAACTAAGGTTTTCGAAAGCATATTAATAAAATTATCTACATCTTTTGGTCCGTAGTGATGGTATGCATAGTATGCACCTTTTTCAAAAATTAAATCTGAAGGTTTATCAAAAACATCTACATCACCTAAAATTTTATTTGCCTCTGCTACTAAGCAATCAAAAACAGAAATATAACGAACTGCTTTATAATCAGATGATGTAAGTGCTTTAAAAAACGAAATATTTTTTGGATTATAATACCTATCAACCCAAATCGGCCTTACATTTGGATCTGGACTACCAGATAACCAGGCACATAGAAATTCTCCGGTTGTTTCTTCTATTGTATCACCAAAATGAGTTGTAGCACTGTAGTCGCCTTTCTTTTTAAAAATTTTATCAGATTTTAAAGGGTGATCTCCTGCTATCGATCCTGATTCTACTAAATAAGAATCATTTACATTTAATCTTTGAAAAGGATAAAAATTTTGAGGTATATGAAAATAAGTAACTTTATCTTTTTTAAAAATTAAATTCGATGTATATGTTTCATATCCTATTGAGATGTTATCGTTTCCAAATTGTTGATTTGAGCCGGAAAATAAAGCCTGGTAATCTCTAAATTCAACATTGGCTTCATCAAAAAAAGGATTACCTCTGCCTTGAAAATTTTCTGGACTGTTAGTGTTTTTAAGTGATAGTATGTTAAAATCAATAGAAGAGCCTGAAATATTGTAATATTCACTATTTAAAAGCAGATTTGAATTAATTTGTTCGTAACTCCTAGTACTATTAATATTTTGAGAATTAGTAAATAAGTCTTTTTTGTAGCTAACCCAGGAATCTTTAATATCGGTTTTATTTGGAGATTTGCTTCTAGGGTTTATTCTAAAAATAGAAGCAGTAGAATATGGTATTGAAGTAGCAGTAAGCGGTTCAACTAAAGTTAGTCTGTTATTATTAGCATTAAATGATACGTACTTACTAATATCATTTATGTTTTTCATTAAAACTAAAAATTTAAAATTTCTATCATAAATGTACATAAAAATTTGAGGGCTATATTCTCCTAAAGCATCTAGCTTAGCATCCTTACAAAAGGATAGATTACCTGTATAGTCAACTGTTAGATACCTAATTATATTATTATTTTCATGAGTTATCTTACAGTATTTTTCAGAAATAAATTCAACATCAAAAAAGTATTGATTATTAATATTAGAATATTCACCGTCGACGGTAAGATCAGCTTGATTAACTGAAACCGCCGGCTCCTGCACAACCCAAAACTTAGTTGATGGGGTAATAGAACCTGGAGCATTAGCAGCAAAATAGGTTGTAAACCCATAATCGTATAAAAATGAAAGTGGGTTAATTGAAAACCCGCTAGTTAATAATGAATTTTTAGTTAAAATTAAATTTGAAAAATTATTTATTTTTTGGTCATTAACATCTTGAAGAGCTTCATTAAACGGTATATTTACATCTTGTTCGGTAAAGAGTACTGATTCATTAAATGTAAATTGTTCATCAAGAGGATACCTAGCTGTTAATCCTACAAAATTTGACGATGTTAATTCAGCTATTTCCATATTTTTATTTATATAGGAGTCTGTAAGAACACTGTGTCAATAAATGTAATATCAGCGCTTGCAGCTGGATCATGTACAAAGTAAAGGGTAATAGAACCTGCGGGCAGAGTTACGTAAGACGGCGACATATGTGTAGTAAAGCTTGTAGTTGTCGTAGGTATAAATGAGCCAAGATTATAGTATGTAGAACCATCATAAGCGGAGACGGTTACAGTAACATTGCTTGGATTAGATGTCTGAGAAGAAAATACTATCTTAGCGTTTAGCGATGTACTTAGTGTAGCAGGCCCATATTCTAAATATGTACTACTAGCCCCGGTAATTAATCCGTTTCCGCCTGATAAGAAAGCTGCTTGACCTAATGTACTGAACACGGGACTGCCAGATTCTACGTTCTTATTTAGCGCATTTACTAGTCCAAGAACACTAGTATTAGCAACAATACCCGATTTTCCAACAAACGTCCAATCCGGGTCTACTGGGTTTTGTGTGTACAGTACTCCGGGGCCACCACCTAAATTAGGAACTTCAAACCCGTTATTTTCAACATATATATTGTTAGTTGTAGCTGCAGTACTAGGAGTAATGGTAGGTGTTATTGTAGGTGTTGGTGTCATTGTTTGAGATACAGTAGGGGTAATGGTAGGTGTTCTAGAATTTGTAGGAGTTACTGTATTAGTAGGTGTTACTGTATTAGTAGGTGTTACTGTATTAGTAGGTGTTACAGTAGGCCTAGGCGTTTTGGTTACTGTCATAGTAGGTGTAGGTGGTAAGCCGGCTTGGGATGCTGTGGGAGTAGGTGTTATTGTTGGTGTAAGCGTAACTGTCTCTGTCGGAGTAAGGGTTGGTGTTTCTGTAGGTGTTTCTGTAGGCGTAACTGTTTCTGTTGGAGTTTCTGTTGGTGTATTTGTAGGCGTTACACTTTCTGTAGGTGTAATAGTCGGTGTTGGTGTGGGGGTAACCATAGTAGGTGTCACCGTCGGTGTTAATGTAATAGAAGGAGTAATCGTTGGTGTGACAGACTCTGTAGGTGTAATAGAGGGCGTGATTGAAGGTGTAACCGTCTCTGTAGGTGTCGCTGTTGGTGTTAAAGTATTGGAAGGTGTAATAGAAGGTGTTAGAGTGTTGGTAGGTGTTACTGTAGGGGTTCTTGTCGGTGTGACTGTCATGGTCGGTGTTAGCGTTGGTGTAGGTGTGATAGAAGGGGTAATTAAAATTCTATTAAGCTCAAAATTTGGTGTTGTACTTAAGAGGCAGAAATGAGTTAGATATGTTGTTGATAAAGTTTCGACTTGTAAAATTTCTAAGCTTTTAAATTTATTATCTGTAACATCAAGTTGTGTGGAGTTTATTAAATGAAAATCATCTAAATCAAAAATAGTATCAGGATAAAGCGTTAGTTTAAATTCAAACTTATTTAAAGCGAGATTGCCATTAAAAACAGTTACAGAAGGGAAGTATGTATTAATGCCAGAAGCGGGTAATTTATATATGTGTGATATATTACTATCAATAGGCGAACTAGGATCGAGACTTACAATATTAACAAAATCGTTTTGAACTATCTTTTTATCAACAGTAATTATTTTATTATCATCAAAATCGTAAATAATTTTTATGACAGGATAATACTCTTCGCTTAATGCTGAGGGTATAAACGTAAGTGTGGTATTACCTTTAAAAAACCCTAAATCGGCACTTAAATAGGTATTTTGAATAGCGTATCCCCAGGGAAAAAATTGACCACCATATGCAGAGTACGGGTAAACAAACGTACCTGATGTTGCAGAAAACGAACTACCAGTTGCAGTATTAGTAAAGACTATAACAGGGTAAACAGGGTCTTCAAATAAATAGCCATTTAGTACATAAGGTCTTTCAAGAATTTGGACGCTTGAAAGCTTATAAAAAACAAGGTTCACATTATTATTTACTTAAATATCAGCTTTCTTTACGTAAATTGTTTTTATAGTGATCGAAGCGATTATGTTCTACCGGAGATAGTAAGAGAACCGAGCCCTTGAGTTTTTTATCTTTTGTAAGTTGAAACATATGCGACATCCAAGTTTGTTCGAAAGGGTGAGCCCATTTAGTTGTAATAAACATCTTTCTATTACCTTCTCTATTAACCAGTTGTGGCCAGTTACAATAATATACATCACCTTCTAGATAACTTAACCCATCAATCGTTTTAATACAAGTGTAATTAGTTCTAGGTGCATTAGGATCTGTACCAATTTCTGGTAATTTATTATAGTGCGGCCAGTATTTCTCCCTTATTGGCTGTGGCACGTTATACCATGCCCATTGCGTACCATTATCGCCAAAAAATTCAGAATAAGAAAATTTAATAAAATCGTATTTTTCTTTATCCATTATTTTATGAATTTTAAAAAATAAATTTTTTGTATATCTAGCCAAGCCGTTACGACAAACTGTACCTGGTGATTCAACTAGCGTCATATCATCTTCTAAGAAAATATAATTCTTTAAATTTGTTGTTTCAAAATGCTCTGCTATAAACTGCCTACCACCGCATATTCCAACATTATTCTTTTTAATATGCTCAAAATTATATTTTTTACATAAAGCAATGTATTCTTTGTTAAGCGATAAATCTGTACTATTATTTAAAAGATAATTCGTGGTATCGCGTATAAACCCCGAATGCGTAAGATAACTTTCGCATAGCAATTCAAATTGTTTGGGGGAATTAAACCCAATTACATAAAGACCCGTTCCGGTATTGTTTTCCCCAATTACTATTTTTGTTTCTTCTTTTTCAACTTTAATATTTTTTAAGTTTTCAAAAAATGTTACTAATAAACCGTTAGCCTCAATCATAAACCGTTTAAACAGCTGAGGGTGTAAATATGTCATAAGAGTAAATATGCTTTCTTCTGTGCCCATAAGCCCCTGAGAAAGGGTGTCCTTAAGTAATGAATAATATATTCCATTTATTTCACCAATACTAGATTTCGGCCCGCCAAAAAAGCCTGCACGGTTAACATACTCTACGTTTGAAGTATTAGCTATCTCATTCATTTTTGTACGGGTAAACCCATGTATTTCACCACCATCAGGATAAGGAAAACTTACAAATAAAAATTTATCATCTAATAGTGCGGGCAGCTTATCTAAAACTTTATCATGTGTAAAGTATCCTGGGTGTACCGTATTTGTAATACCTGCATCGAGCCAAAACAAATATTCAGAATTAAACTTATCTAAAATACTTGCATCATTAAGTAAAAATACCTTAGACATAACTAACGGATTATAGAGCTCTAACTTAGCTTGTGTAGAATCTTTTAACCAACCAGCTTGATTATACCAATCTGGATTTGTTCTTATTTCTTGAATTTTATCATAAAATGGCATCTTCTTTATCCAATCCAGACTCCTTGCAACAAATTGTGTATTGTAGTGCTGACGGTGTTGAAAAATAAACTGCTCTAATTCTGGATCACCGAAAATTATTAAATTAAAATCAGTTTTTAAAAGTTCTTCTAATTTCTTTAAATAATGTTCAAATGAACGAGACCAACCTTCAGTTAATTTATCTCTACCAATATCCCAAAGACCTGTAACTATTGTATATGGCGATTTCGGTATTTCGACAACTTCTAACTGTGTATTTTTTTGAATAACTGCTAATTGATCACATAACTTTACAACATTAAAAGTGTAGTGTCTTTCATTAAAAAAGTCGTTAACCGCTGCAGCTACTCCTGGTAAATCTTTTCTATCATAATCATGAATAAAAATATAGCCTTTTTCTACAACTCTATCGTAAACTTTATTTAGACTATCATAAATAGAATCATAAAAATCACCGTCTAAAAATGCAAAGCATATTTTTTCAGGTAGTTGCTCGGGTTTAATATCTTTAAACCATCCTTTAGTAATTGTCGGTAGAGGTAAGTTGTTTTTTTCAAAATTAGCTCTTAATGCATTTTCTGTAGTTGCTAACCCACCCTCTGTCCAGCCTGTATGCTCTTCATATTTAGATAATGGTGGGAGCCCCTCAAACGAATCATAAACATATAGTTTTTTATTAGCCTTAGCTTCTAAAAGTGTTTTTTGTAAATATTTGCTAGATTCGCCTACATAGCAACCTAATTCAACTACATCGCCTTCGAGCTTTTCATTTAGAGCTTCTATTAAATATAACACCAGATAACTAATTTGTTCATCATTAATAATACTAGCATCAACTTTACTGTTAATAAAATGTCTTATTTTTTCAAATAAATTCATACTTTAGCTTTGCATGTCCATGCAACCTCATTAAAAATTTCATTTTTATAGTCTTTTAAGTTATTTCTTGAAACAGCTGCTTCTATATCTGCCTCTATTATTTCACACCAATTCCAAATTTTACCATGTGCTGTTTGAAGAAATATATCTCTACTATAACCATAATCATGAGCAAGAATAAAATCTTTATTTTTTAAATAATATGAAAGAATATTAAATTCATCTTTTTTACTACCACCATCGCAAAATACTATAGTAGTCCCCGGTGACCTAATAAAATCAATGACTTCTGGCTTAACTTCAGAATAATCAGTAGAAAATATATTTTCAACCCTAACATCTATACCTTGCGCTTTCATATCTTCATACCAGTTTTGATAGTGAATTTCATAGCTTAAAATTCTACAATCAGTATTACCTATCAGATCATTAACATATTTTAAATATTGAGTAAACCCGCCAAGAGCTGTTCCAATTTCTAAAATATTACTAGGTTTTACATCGTTTAAAAAATCATAAAAAACTCTATAAATACCATGATGCTGCTGACAGGCAAATCCTAGATACCCGGATAAGCCGTCATTTTTTTCGAGATCTACTTTTTTACTTATGTTCTTTTCTATTTCCATTGTTCAATTTCCATTAGATTGTAGGTGTGTTGTATACAACTATCTAATTTAATATACTTTTCATAATATTCCCGGGCATTTTTTGAAATAAAATCTAAAAAGTTTTTGTCGTCTTTTACTTCCAAAAATCTATTTTCAATTAAAGGTGCATGATCAGGTGTAAGCTGATGTTCAGTAGTTATTGAAGGTCTAGGAACAGAAATATAATGAAAATTAGGTATAAGGGGTGGGTTCATTTCATGAGAATATTCAAAACGTAATATAGGTATACCCATTGCCATATTCTCTATATCTCTATAACAGAATTCACCTCTACCCGCAGTCGAATAAGCGATTTTATAATTAATAATATCTGATGCGTATGTTTCAAACCCTCCTATAGGTAAGCCGCCTTCAAAGTATTTTGGATTGAACCCTTGCAAGATAGCCCTAATTTCTAATGAAGTGCCTCTAAAATAAAATTTATCTATCAATCCGGGTAATTCTTGACGCTTTGTATAGTATAGGTCGTAATCATAGATATTTTGTGGAAAATAAACCCAAGGATGAAAATTTCTGAAATCCTGACCATTATACAGGTGCGATTTTATTTTATTTTTTTCAAATTGTGATATTAAGATTTTTTTTACATGTGGGTAATTTGTAAGGATAGCATGTGTAAGATCATCTGAAACTGAAAGCACTATAACTTCTTGTGTTTCGTGATTTTCAATTAACATTTCACACTCTAGCAATAAAGTACTATCTGAATTTCTTGATTCTTTATCATACATTAGTTTGACTGGGTATCTTGTCTCATTTGCATGCTTAAAATACCTGGCTTCAAGGCAATCAAAATTTTCTTTTATTTTATTTGCTAATCCATCAAATAAAAAATTATAATAGCGATAATATCTACTTTCAAAATTTTTAGGTTGATGAATAACCACTTTTGTCATTTATATAATATATATTTTAAAATTCTTAAGCTTCAATATGTAAAGTATTAGTTACAAAGCTTTTTTATTGTTTTTAGTATATTAAAGTCATTAAAATACATATTTTTTGTCTTAATAACATTAGGTAGCATTTCATTATACAAGCTGTCACAGTTATCACTAACATATTGTAACTTTTTTAATGTACTATCTAAATCATCAACATCTATAGAAATAAAAGAGTTTTTTGGAACAATGTCTTCAACATTCTTACAACCGTAATATATAGGTACCGTATTTGTAATAATACAGTCAAAAAACTTTTCACTAATATAATTCTTTTCACTAGAGTTTTCACAGCATATAGAAAATTTATAGTCTTTTAATCCGTCAAACTTGTACAATGCATCTCCTTTTAAATTAGGTTTATCTCCATTTCGCCCAAAAATATCTATAAAACTAGCATTTTCTATGAGGTGATCTACTAGTTTAATACGTTTTTTATAGATACACCCGGGTGGTTTTTCACTGTCATCAGTACCCAAGGTAGATATCAAGCAACCTATATTTTTTGTTTTAATAAAATTATAGTTTGAAATAAAGTCGTATGTCCAGTGATCATAACCTTCAGATGTAGGGCCTCTGCCGCCATAAAACATATAACTCATGCTTTCAGTTACTACATTAGGATTTGAATAGAGGTTTTTATCGTATCCAAATACAGTTAAACCATTATGTTCGCTAAAATATCTAGGATGCCCGCCTGACCAGGACGGTTCTTGTGGAAACACATAAGCTTTTGTTCCTGGTTTAATATCACCTGTAATGTATCCAAAAAATACTATTATATCATAGCTATCATCAAAAACAAAATTAATGCCTGAAACGTCTTCATCAGATGTCTTAAATTGTAAGAGAATTCTCTTAAGTATTTCTTCATCACTCGTCCAAGAAGCTCTAAGACGAACTGACTTCATAATTAAAATTTAACTTTTTCCCAATTATTATGATTACATACCACTTTTATAACATGATAAAGACCGTAGTTATCGAAATCACCAATATTGTAGCCGGCTATTTTAGCAGAAACGCCTATTTCAAATGCTTCCATATCCCAAGTAACAATGTAGGGCAGTGTAACTTGAGTTTCAAACTTTTGATTAAGCTTTTCAAATTCTTCAGCCATTTTTGCGAGTTTGTTGTTATTTTTAACTAAAAAAACATGCTCACTGGGTAAAATAGCATCAAACCATTCTACAGGACCGTTTTCAAGTGTAACATTATAAAAATTAAATTTTCTAGTAAATAGCCCCCCTTGGTACCAATGACTGGTATTACCTTTAGCTATTTCATTCTGATGGTCTTGTTCCCAATTTTTATATTGTTGAAGCTCGCCAAGAACTGTACAATTAGTTCTAGTTGCTAGCATATCATAACCCTGTTTTTCCCAATGCTCAATATGTGAATCAATTTCTGTGACATCCAGCACATCTGTAAAACCCGCATCGCAATCTAAGTATAATACCCAATGATACTTTTCAGGTATATTTTCTAATGTCTTGTATTTTAAATTCTGATTGAAGGGACCTACAGTTAATTGATTTTTTGATAAATCATCGTGCTTTATTGTTACTCGTTCACCCCATTTATCTAAATCTTCTTTAAAATGATCTGGCTCATTAGTTACAATTCTTACATCATAGGGTGATTTAACCATTACATCATTAATTAAACGACGTGTAAATGTAGCATAAATTTCAGCTCCAGGTTTTTTTCTATTAACAAAGCAAATTGCACTGACTAAAATTTTATTTTTCATTTTAAAAATACTTTATCAAACTTTTCCATTATAATTTCAGGGCTACAGCAATCATATGATTTATAATAATCATCATATTTAACATATTTAGGAAAATTTAAGAATATATCCTTAAGTTCATCCGGTGTTTTATAAAAAATACCTCTTTCACCAAGCAACTCTATATGACTGCGTTCACCTGATTCACCGTAAGTGATCACAGGTTTATTAGCCATACTAAACTCTGCAACAGCACATCCAAACGTTTCACCTCCTCCACGAGCATGAATCATCGCATCACACGCATTCACAAATGCAGCTTTTTCATGCATATCATAAGTACCGGGTAAGAAAATAATATTATTATGCGTAGTAGTAGGTGCATTTGGCCATCTAAATCTAAAATCCTCTATATTCATAAACATAAAAACAAGATCTGGGTTTTCAGCTGCTAAATAGCATATTAACTCTTGTACCCAAGTAATATTAAATTCAGTAAACCCTGCATAACAGCCGAATACTCTTTTATTAGGAGATATACCTAATTTTTCTCTTAAAGAATATGCTGGGGAAGGTAAAGGCTCAGCAATATGGGGTACAGAATGCTTTTCAACATCAAATCCCATAGCTTTACAAAGCCAATCTGAAACATAAGCATATCTATGACCATGAGGTGTTTTAGAACAAAAAACTGCGTGTACTAGTGTCGGTGGATTACTCATTGCTACACCGTCAACACCACCTGCCTTTATAACATACAAATAATCAATCTTATTTTGTACTAAAAAAGGTGTATGATCATGAAAATGAGCTAAATGTACATCGAAACGTTCCTTAAATTTAGGTAAAGCATCTAGATTAGCTGTTGGGCAACTCAGGACATAACTTTTATTACCCAATATTTTTTCATTATAATGCGCGTATTGATATAAAGCTACAGACGACCCTCTTAGACATAAATTATTGTCATGAAAAGCAATTTTTAACATTATAAATTACCGGTTATAGGGTCTGCCCAACCTTTAGAAACACTATGAGGCCATACTATCCAGCTATGAGGTAAGCCTTCTGCATTAAACTCACGCCAAACTTTACAATATTTGTCAGGATCGTTAAACATTCTTTCGATTTCTGCTTTATCAGCATCTTTACGATAAACGTCTTTACCTTCTTTATCTTTAAATGCAACGCACCAAAAATCATAATCCTTTTCAGGCACTTGTTCATAACGAATATCGATACAATGCTTAAAAATCCTCAATAAAGATTTATCAAATTCCTCATTAGACATTTTTGAGTCTTCTGGATTAGGTGGGTAATTATAATCTAGAGTATATCTTTGTACTGCTCTCTTTTTAAAGCAAATACCTGCATATCTCTCGTATTCTGCTACTGTTCTCTTTTTACCAAAATCATATTTACCAAACTTTATGTCCTTCTTTTCACCATCCATCTCAAATAACTTACGGTTACGAAGATGAGACTTGTTATTCATATCAACCCAGTCTTTAATATCATCCCAGTGTTTAGTTCTACCGCGGCGTGTATATTCATGCCACGCTACAACTTTATGAGGGTGAAATAAATCATATCCCCATGTATAAGATCTTACTGCAAGGTTAATTTCTTCACCATGAAAGTAGTAAAACGGATCGTACGGTACTTCTTTAATCCATTTGCCTAGTGTAAAAATAAAATGTGCAGATACAAATCTTGCTGGTACCGGTAAGGAACGTGTCTTAAAATCATCAATAGAAGCAGGTAAAAAGAATACTGCACCTTCCGGTATAAACCTATCAAAATTCATCTTCCACGGTACATTAATCCGCTCAGCGGGATCATTAGTGGGATTAAAGCTAGAAATATAACCAGTAAGCAATGGCTTTTTATGTCCTCTATCCTGTAAGTCTTTTATCATTTGAATGCATTCAACATCCCAATGCTTTATAAAGCGATGATGACTATCTAGCTGTAAATGATACTTTTCTCCATCATATTTTTCTTGAATTGCGTTACGAGCCCAACATGTTCCTTTACTTTCTTGATAAGGTATTTCAATAACTCTAAATCTTGAGTCAGTTGCAAACTCACCTAATGTCTCTTTTTCATCTTTTTGCCATGCAATGCCAAATCTTAAATTTTCGGGGTGTTTTGCATTTGAAATGCAATCTCTAATTGTTGGTAGTAGTTCTGGATCTCGATACGATGCAATAGAAATGAATATTTTCACAAGTATATTTTAATTATATACTATTGTAAATCCATTATCAACTGTATATGAAACTTAGAGTAGCACTTGCAAGAGAGCCTGTATCGCCAGAAGTAAAGTCAAATATATAAAGTCTCCATGTTCCTGTAGCGTTTCCAGCAGTAATACCATTAAACACGTCTAAAGTATTATTATATGGCCCTGCAGGTGCAGGGGAAGTGAATGGGAAAGTCTTTGTTGGGTCGTAATTTGTATCGAAAGTACCGGATGAATATGCATTCCACGGTGTTGACGCTGTACCATCTAGTGTTACATAGACGCTAACTGCAGGCTGAGGATCATCTGGATCAAACGGTATTTTACCTGCTACCAAACAATTTATGTTGTTAGGTGATACTAGTAACATTCCTAGATCATAAGGTGAAGAATGGTTAAAATTATTAAGAGATAATATGACTCTTGAAGGTGCAACAGTAGTATTAGCAGTAAATGTTATAGGATAAACACTTGCTTGACCAGCAGCAGGTATAGTAATACTAGTTTGATTAGAAGCAAAGCTTGCTACATAGGGACTGACTGTAACTGTAGGCGTATTTGTTGGTGTTTTAGTCATCGTGGGCGTAATTGAAGGTGTAACTGAGTTAGTAGGTGTTATTGTAGGGGTAACAGAGTTGGTAGGCGTATTAGTAGGTGTTTTAGTCATTGTAGGTGTTATAGTAGGTGTTCTTGTAGGTGTAACTGTGTTGGTAGGTGTGATTGTAGTGGTGGGTGTTATAGTGGGTGTTACTGTTTCAGTAGGTGTAATTGTCGGTGTAACGGTTTCAGTTGGTGTAACTGTAGGTGTGACGGTTTCAGTTGGTGTAACTGTAGGCGTGACGGTTTCTGTAGGTGTAATAGAAGGTGTAACAGTGTTTGTCGGTGTTATAGTAGGTGTAATAGAAGGTGTAACAGTGTTTGTCGGTGTTATAGTAGGTGTTCTTGTAGGTGTAACAGTGTTTGTCGGTGTTACAGAATTTGTAGGTGTAACAGTAGGTGTGACAGTGTTTGTTGGTGTAACGGTGCAGGTAGGTGTTGGTGTTAAGAAAAATCCGTTAACATTTATATTTTTTACTCTTAAAAACATCTCTGAAGGACCTCTACCAAACCCCAGAGCAGGAAATACTGAAACAGGCGCACTATTAGGTAAATTATAAGAGAATAAGTTTATAAATTTGTTAGAAGAAGTGTTTTTGTGATCTACAACTACAGTTTTACCTAAATTAGTAATTCTAATTCTAAAAGTTTTATAGACATCGCCCGTAGTTGATTGTTGATATAGATTAAAAGGTTCTGAGAATGCTGAAGATGAAAGATTGGCAGTAGTGTAAAGTAGTTTAAAATTATCTTGCGAACCGCTTCTTATAGAAATAGTATTGGGTTGAGGATAAAAATTACCATCTAAAAATAAAATATCGGAACCAAAAAACCCACTTACATCAAAACCTATTACAAAATTTGTCTTTGCTACACCAGGAAATTTTTTAATTTGAGGAAATCCAAATGGTGGTAGTGTGGATAAACCAGTTAATGCAGTTACGCCTAAACCGGGTCCTATACCCCCTCCTTGTATATTAGCTACTTGATTGTCAACGAAAAACAAACTAAATCCCTCTGAACCTGAGACACCCGGACCGTAGCAGCAGTAGTCGAAAGTTATAATATAGTCTCTTGCAGTATCAATAGTTTTATCTAAGAAAACTATAGATGTTTTGTTATTAGGGGTAAAAAAATAATCTTGTATCATAGGCCAAAATTGAATATACCATTTATTACACCAGAGCTGCCTATTACATTATATGTAGAATATTGGTATGGGTACACAGAATTGAAATTATTAGAAAATACATCTGGTGTTAGCTTATACATAAAATTATTAATATTAGTTATAACACCGTTTACATATTTAAAGTAAATTTTAAAGACATAAAATACGTTTGCTGGGTCTTTACCTAGATATGTAATTACAAAGCTTTCTGTTTGATAATCAAACGTAAGTATAGGCTTTTCAATTTCAACAATATTAAGCTCTATGTTTTTTCCAGATAGAGAAAACTGAGAAAGGTATTCCGCATCAAGAGTGCTATCTGGAATTGGTGGGTATAGTTTAGTTACATTTAAATTTTTAGAGTCTACCGTATAAATTTCAGGATAAATTATCTTTTTATTAGTTGCGCTTAAAGAAGGATATAGCACCATCTTGCAAAAGAATAATGTATCTTTTAATTCATTAAACCAAACAGTAGAAATATGTTCAAAATTAATATTATTTCCTCTAAAGAAATATGCATCTGATTTAGTAACATTTTCTATTAAATTGGTATTATAATCAAATTTAATTTTATCAAGAATTAAATAATTTTCTGTTTCAAATTGTACGGTATCGTAATAGACATCGAAATTAATAAGTTTTGTATTTAGTTCGGCAAGTATTTCTTGATTAAATTTAGTATAAATTCCACTAAGTGCAGTAGAAAGCGGGACGATCTGTAGGGAGTTTGAATCTCTAAAGTAACCGGTACCGTACTCCTTAAATTTTACTTCATATAAAGATTTCTTATAAGGTGCACCACTAATTCCTTCAATTACTAAAGTATTTCTGTTAGGTAATTTATAATCTAAAAAGTTATTTTTTTCTGCATATACAACTTTTCTAGTAGCAACTATACTTCCGCAGGGCTGTTCACCGTTAAACAAGTAAGCTCCACCTTCAATATTTTTTACTGCTGTAAAATAGGGTGTATATGTAAAGATTGGTGGGTGCTCAAAATTCGGTCTAAAATCTGGGCCTGTAGGCGATGCTCCACTATCAATTAAGTCGGTATAATATAAATCGTCTGTTTCTGCATTATAAGAGGGTAGATCGGAGCAAACATCAGGAAGAGCTACTCCCCCTTTGCCCTTAAACTCAACACAATCAAAAGTATTGCACAAAAACCTAGTTACTAATGTTTCTGAGCAAAAAGTTTCTGGTTGAAATCTATAAGATATAATAGGAGTAATTGTTCCTGAAAGTGCAAATAACGGTATACCATTGTTGTAGTATTGTGCCGACAGCGGAGAAACGCCTGTAAGTGAAGATGCTCTAGTAAAATACCCTGTACCTGGAGGAATGTTTGTTGTTGTTTTTAATATTACTCCAGAATAGTCTCTAGAAGGGTCTTCTTCCGTCCAGTCAAAATTATACCCCGACACATTGTCATAAAAAGAATAACCATTTAATATTTTACAGTACTTAAATAATTCTCCTTCGTTAGAATTAAATGTATTAGTTAGTTTTTTTGCAGGGTGTATATTTTTGTATAAACTATAGCTATTTCCATATATATCAGTTTTATAAGTTACGAGTGTTTGATCAATAGAATATAGTTTTTCCAATCTGCTTTCAATTGGAAAATAATTTTTAGGTATAATAGGAAATATATCTTCATTAGACCATATTGAACGTATATCTCCTTTAAAAAAGTCCTGAGCATCTATATATCTAGATAAACCTTGCGTAGGTAATTGCAGTGACTGTTCTCTGCTTTCGTACGCTCTAAATGTTTGAAGGTAGGGGCTTGTATCGCTTTCACCAAACATATATTGATTGGAAAAATCTACTTTATTTAAATAGTTATCTTCTAAAATTACCAGTGGGTAATTAAATTCTTCTTGTGAAAGCCCTGATATATTACCATATTTTGAAGGATCAGGAAATACGTACAATGTATTTGCACTTAATGCGCTAGTATCTATAAAACTCTGTACACCAAAACAGTTAAAATTAGAGATACCAAGCTTATCGGGTTTAAAAAATAGCCCTATCTGTTTTGCTGTTTTAATAAAGCTAGTTTCGGGTATAGCAGCAACAGCAGGGTATCTTTTATTAAGATAATTTGCAAAAGGGTTGTTTGAAATAGCGAGTAGACCAGACACATAAGCGCTTTTAGTAGATCCGGTAGAAAGGTAATAAAAATCAGTACCTATAAATTTTTCTAATTGTAATTGCTCGAGATTTATATTTAAATTTGATTCTTGTTCATTATTAACTGTATTAATGTAGTCACTATCTTTTAATAGATTTAAATCAGATGCACCTACTTGAGGTGTTATGCTAAAATTATTCGAGCCCAATTCTATTAAAAAGAAAGGATATGATGTTATAGCAGAAACAATTGCTGAGTTGAAATCAATCGAAATCTGTGGGTCAATGTTATATTGATTATAATTAAAATAGTCCTTTCTAGTACCGGTAGCTTGGTATGTTGATGCTGGTTTATTATAGCTTACATCAAGGTATGAGGGGTAAGTATCATATAAATCTTCTATTTCAATTACTAAATTATTTCTAACATTAGATAAAGAAAGAGAAAGCGTTCTAATAAGATCAGTTAAATCTTCAGTTTCTAATGATTTAGAAATTTCATTATAAACTAATTTCTCAATACCATAGTTCGAACCTTTAAGACTATATCTAAGCTCTGCAGTTCTAACATCATCTCTTAAAGTGCTATAATAAAGACATATGTCTTTTATTTTTTGCGCAAAAAAAGGAATAGCTACAGCCAAATCTTTAGGATTATTAAAGTCTATATTTTTCAACCATCTCTTTTCATCAGATGAAGTGTACGAGATGACTATTTCATTGATAAGCAAAACATACATTTGCTTTATGGAATCTTCATGTTGTGTAGTATTAAAATTTTTAGATATATACCAATTGTTTAAATAAGATTGATATCTTACAAGAAAATCATCTGTATTAGTAAATAGAGTATTATTATACTTTAACCATTCTTGAAACGTTAAAGGACTAGTCTGATCAACAGGAAAGTCTGACCTATCTGACGATGTTATTGAATTAGCTATTCTTTCGTCAATATATCTACTAGAGTCAAGCATCTAATTATTTAATTATTATATACTAACTCGCTAGCACTTAAAAACAGTCGAAGACCCTTAGTTAGTTCATAGCTAAGTATATTTTGAATAATTCCGTCGTTTTTACTCCAGTCTGCAAAGGAGCTATTGTAAAAGCTTAGTGTTGTCATAGGGTTATTCCAATCTATAACATTTTCTTTGTAAGAGCCTTCAAATGTGGGTATAAAAGTGTAGAATAAATAATAATCAGATATTCTATTACCTGATAATGATTTAGGTGCAACTAGACCCCAACCCCAATCATAATTATACGAAGATAGGGGTATTAGAGTACCATAACTTAGTGTTTGATTAGAAGATAGTACCTCAACATTATTAACTAGAAGATAGGTATCAGAAAATTTTTCATATGCTACTAAAGGTTGACCAGAAGAAATTATACTCGTAAGTGTTGAGAGTTGAGTACCTAAATTTTTACTAGTACTAGCACCGTAATTTTTAAACTGTAGTTCGAATTTATTTTTTTCTCCCCATAGTTTCTTATGTTTAATTGATAAAATATTAATTAAACGAGCAAGCTGGGGAGGGAATGGATAATTGTATTGTTCAAATTGAATAGAAAGTTCTTTACAGAAAGATAATAGTTGATCGAGATTAACTATATCAATATCGGCAGTATTAGATACATAATTTGCTATTTTTTCATAAACTGTTTTACCTAGCTCGTATGGCTGTGAAGTCAAATTACCTACAATTGTACCTAAGAAGCTATTAAAAAATATAAACTTGTCTTCTAATGTTTCTGTTAGTATTAAAGATTTATAATATGATTCTGCATCAAAGTCTTCATTAATCTTGGAGATATTATATCTACCTGACAACGGATAAAGATTAAAAAGATTAGATTCTCCTGTTAATGTTCTGATTGTAGCGCTACTATCAATATATTTGTTAAGCCATCTGCTACCTAACCAATCCCCATAAGCCTGAAATTGCTTTTCTTCAAAAGTAGAAATAGGGTTTTGTAAACTATTACCTGGTAAAATTAAGTCTATATAGGGTATCTCCTGTATAGGCTTAGGTTGCTCGGTTGCATCTATAAAATATAATTTTTGATCAAAATTATTAATAGCCCAAATAAAAGAAGCTGTATCACACGCTATACCACCAAAGCTTTGAATATAATTTGTAGTGTTACCTGAACCAGCAATATAATTTGTTGTAAGTTTTGTTAAAGCGTCTATTTTAGTTAATGTTTGTCTGTCTTGGGCAACCCATGCGTTTTGCTGCCCGTCAATAGCAATATTTCCTATCATTTTAAACCCAGATAAAGGATACCCGGGTAGTAAGTTACCATCAGTATCAAACTTATAGAGGTAATCATTTTTACCAGTAATACTAGTAGATGATGTAGTTAAATTGTATGTGGTAAGCCAAACGTTTTTGTTTCTATCTATACATACCTCTACAGGTGAATGTAAAAATGGAAATACAACAGTTTTAAGAACATTACCGTTTGTATCATATTTTACTAAAAAGTTTGATGCAGGGTGTGTATAAGTTACCCAAATATTATTATTTAAATCTGCATCAATACTAGCAGGGAGTAATAAATTTTCACCAGCAAATCCGCTTAATTCGGGTATATTATAATCAGAACTTAAGTAATAAACAAAATTAGAAGTGTTAGGATAAGCAATAGCTTTAATATAACCGGTATCTTTATCTATTTTAAATGCAGAGACAGCATCAAACAAAGCAACCCATAAATCACTGTTACCATCCATTACTATACTGCCTGGAGCTGCACTGCTAAGCACGTCTGATCTCAAGTCTATTGTATAAGAAACCATGTTAAGCTCATCATACGCGGGGTAGCTAGATAACGAAAATGAAGACAATATATTACCGTTACTATCAAATTTAAAAATATTATCAGTAGTACCATCAGCAAACCAAGTTTGGTAGTCACTGCCAAAAAGCGAGCCGGAGGGTGCTACTTGAATAGAGTATACATTTCTATTTTCATAATTATAGAAAAATTTACCGCTTGCGGATGTAGTAAAATCTAAAAATCCTTTACAATAATCATAAATTTGTAAGTTAAAAAATCTTAAAAGAACATTAAACTGTGGAACGGCTATCCAGCCTATTAAGCTATCTTTAGGAAAGTTGATTGGATCTTGAACTATTATAGACGCCGTGAGCGATACGTTAAAAGCTGTTTCTTGAGGTATAAAATAGCCTTTATAAAATGCTCCTATAGATTGAGGGGCATCTGCTGTAAAATCTTGGTAAAATTTAACTGCTGTAAACGGTCTTGTCCCGGTATCTGTATGTTCAATAAGCCCGAAAGTTAAATCATAGCTTGTAAGGCTGGTAAGAGAGGTGTTTACCGTAGAGGAAGAAAGAGGAGGATAAGTTTTTGTTGTAAAATTAGCATTATCTTTCATTTTTACAACAAAAGGTATTTCAGTATTCTCCCAAGATATAGTAGGTATGTTAAATTTAGTAGATGAAAGGGTACCCTCACCGTCAATTCCGGTTGTAGATATAGAAAGATTTTGTGCTGGGTTATGCCTTACTTTGATAATCGGAAGGACTGCTGGCTTTAACATTTGAAAGCCAAACGGCGGGTAATTAATATATTCAAAAGAGTTATTATATAATGAGTATTTGTCATTAAATTTTGAGCTATCTAAAGTAGCAAATAAAAATATTGGGAATTCTCTAGATGTAAAGTTTTTAGCTCTATCATCCACATAATAGAAAGTACAAGAACCGGTAGTACCAGCGAATACACTGCCTTCGCTATTTTTTTCGCATAGTTCTAGCTCTTTAAATTTATTGACCCTGCAATAAATTTCTTGATTAGTAGTAACTAGTTTGTTTACTGGAAAATATTCAGATTCAGTACCAATATTTCTTCTTTCAACAAACCTACTTAAAGCTCTTAAATGCGACCATTTGTCTTCAAAAAAGTTTTCTATATTTAAATAATCGCCTGCAGCACCAGAAGCATAAAGATTTACCGTATATCCTGTTGCGCTTAATGCATTGTATGATTGCCAACTAGAGTGGCGATTAATTACTAACGGGTCATCTATCTTGCTTGCCGGAACATCGTAAATAAACTTTCTATAATCCTCAAACTGTAATTGATCATATATAAAATTATAAATGCTTATAGTTGGTTGATATGAACTATCAAATGCATTTCCGAACCTATCATAAATTGTTAAGACCGGCGTGTAATTACCTGGACATTTATATTGATGGGTTGCAGTTAAGTCTGTTGAGTACGTTCCGTCACCGAAATCCCACGCTACTTTTTTATTAGAAATATTTGTACGTTCTTCTGGAGAAAATGATATAACAAAATCAGGAATAAAAGTTAATGGGGTATTTGGAAGTGTGTAGGAGGATAGTGTTTCATTACCAGTATAGTCTTTTACGCTAAAGTAAACGTATCTATAATTGACCTGATTAGCCATTTATTAAAACTCCGTCTGAAGTACTTGAATAGATGGTGTTTCAACGACTATTTTATTTGCAAAGTCTAAAGGATTGTTTAAAAACGGAAACTTAAAATAAGGTAGCTGTGTGTCCTGTGTTGTTATTGTAATATCATTGTAAGGGTATACGGGATTATAGATGATTAAGCTGATTCCTGGCACCCTAATAATTGTATCGTTAATTCTACGTATAGTATTAATTTCTTTTATACCCTCTAGTGCAAATATTTGATTGGTAAGATCGCCTAAATTAATTAATTTTCCTAAATTATCTTTTGAAGTTGAAAAATAATCTGAGATTATAGTTTTAATAGAGTCTTTAAGAGATTCAGGGTTTCTTTTAGCAGTAATTTCTCTTGTAATTTCAAGAAAAGTGGTTTCACTTATTTCAGGGGTTAGTGTTTCGCCAGGACGCAGTACCCCTAAATCTACAGCAACATAAACAGGGTCGTTTACTATAATTTCTGCTGTAGTTAGTTTTACCTGTTGTAGATCATTAAGCAATAGTTGTTTTTGAGCTGAGTTTAAATAGTTAGCTCTTGTTGTAAGGGATGTTAATTTTTCTAACCTAGGTACAGCATATATATAGACATTATTAAAGTTACACGAATCAGAGAATTTAACTTGATTGAATAGCACTCTGCTTTGCAAGTTAGGTTTATCTACCCCTAAGTCAAAATAATATTTTAAATGACCTGAAATATAATCCCAATTATTAATAGCTCTTGTAGATGAAATTATATTGCTGTAATTTTTAAAAACATAGTTTGTAAAGTCATCGGATGTTATTAACCTGTACTGACTTCTAAATGAATTTATAGCATTTGTCTTAATATTACTTACAGGTTCAATATCTACAAAATTAGTAGAAGCATCTATATTTGAAAATGTAATGTAGCTAGCTTCTGTGTTTGTAATTAAGTTTAAATTACCGGGTATAACACTTGCTTTTATTTGATTAAATTGAGCTGTATTAAAAAAGAACAATCTATTATTATCTAATATACCAGGGCCTACTTCACCAGATGTTCCGTTGGACTTTAAATAATAAATAGCTACTGAATCGCCATTATTAAGTTGCTTACCCGTGACATTATTACCGAATTTAATTTCATATCTTTGATTTTCATTTAATCTAATTTCATATTTTTGTGCGTTTGATTTTTCTAAAAATAATGACTGTGTTGATTCCCATTTTGACCATACGGGTGTAGGTAGAGTATTGTCTAAAACATAAACATCAACGTTAAAATGATCAATAATATCATTTGCCCCATTTGGATCGGTAACTGTTAGCGTTAAGACTTCAAACGGTTCACCTGTTGCAGTATATAAAGGGTATTCCGTAAATCTACCTTGGTATAGTAAGTTATTTTCTTGTAAATCGGCTAAAACTTCTGAGCTTGAAATATTTTTCGAAAAAGTTACATCCTTATTAAACGAATAATTAACACCATTTAAAGTAAAATATGAATATCGAGGTATAGTATAGATGTTTACCGGTAAACTATCTGATGCTGTAGCAAGAAATGATAAAATAGATGTTTGATACCCGATAGGATTATAGTTAATTAGCTTTACTATCTTGTTTATATTTTCATAAAGCTCGGCAGTAGTAAAAGTACTCTCAGAACTAGTTCTGTTAAGATAAAAAATTAAAACATGGTATGCATAGGCTATAATATCTATCACTGAGGAGATGTTACTGCCTTCAAAATTTTGATCAGTAAAGAAGTTCTTACTATTAAGCCTAGCATTAATTAAACTTTTTAGACTGAGTGCATCGAACGCAACATAGCCTGTATTAGTAAGATCAAAATTGTTAAAGGTTGTTGCCATAATTAGTTATTTAAAAATAGTCCTGAATTACTTAATGTACCTACCAGTCTAAAACTAGTAGTAGTATCAATAGTTACAAGACCGAGAGTAAGTGTAATGTTATATTGCTGGTTAACTTCATCTGCTTCTACATTTACGTTTTGTACTATAACTCTTGGTTCAAATTTAGAAATGGCTTGTACTATATCTGTACCTATGTTAAACGCTTGTATTTCATTAACTCTATTGAAAAGATACTTTTGAAGGTTAACACCAAAAAATGGATTTAAAATACGCTGACCGGGTGTTGTATTAAGTAAATTAAAGATAGAATTACGAATAGCTGCATAATCGTAGTCTATTTTTATATCTTTAATCTCTTTTCTCTTAAGTAATTCGTTATTTTGCGTATAATCAAACTCTAAATCTAGTTTTAAATCGGTAAACGTAAAGTTACTTTGTGATTTATCTTGTTGAGCAACAGATTCTATTTTTATTGTGGCCACGATATTATTTATACCATTTTTATTCTTTTAAAATTAGTTTTATTAAATGTAAAGAGAATAAATAATTTAAATGAAGCGTAATTTTGTCGAATTATATGAATCCGCCATGCAAAGATATACTTTAGGTGGATTACTAGCAGGTGATGTTGTTATTTTTAAAGAAGGTGCATTTAATGACTCGTGGTATAAAGCATTAGGCGAAAACACTAAAGAAAAGATTCAATCCATGGTAAATAGTGGTTTAAATTTAAGAGTAACTAATATTAAAAGCGTATTACCCGCTGTTCAAGGTGCTGGTAACACTGACTACACCGGTACAGAATATAATGTTGATATTACATCTGAGATTGCACCTGGTAGATATATGGACTTTGTTACTGTTCCTGGTAGAATGCTGCAACCAAAGAGTTCTTACCCTAATTTACCTGACGTACCTGAGGTTTTTAAGAAAGATGACCCTTCTACGCGTGTGAATATCAAGCCTAAGAAAGTAAAAGATGAAAGTGAAGAAGTTCCCTTTATCTCCCCTGGAGATACACGTTTATCCGATTTAGGTAATAAAAAGCTTTCAAAAGGTGATAGAGAGCTTTTAAATACTAACGTTAAGATACCCTCTACCCCGGTAAGCCCCGACCCCGCTTCTTATACCTACAAATATCTACCTAAGAAGTAATTTCCGACATCGTAATAAAGCAAGAGTAGCAATTAATTTCCTGGTCTACTACAAAACTACTCCTATATAAATGTTCAGCTAACGTTAGCAAATATTTCTTTTTAATATTAGTAGTAATATCTAAACTATCTATAAAATTAAACAAATTTCTCATTAAAGTTACGTAGTCGCTGTTAAACTGTTGTTCATTTTCTATTAATGCTTTTCTTAATGCTAAAACGTTTTTACTTTTTATCTGATCATAAATTAATTTTAGTACATCATCGTTAAAACCATCTAAAAGCTTAAGTGAGCCGCTGGCTGACGACTTTTGAAGCTCATTAATACATTTTCTTAGGTCTGGATAAAAGGCTTTTATAAAATCCATTAACTTTTGTTTTTCCTCAACTGCAATTAAAACTTTTTCAGTCTTTAGAATGTGTACACATCTCTTAACAACACCATCAATTGAGGGCGTAAGATCAAGGCTCTGACATCTACTTTGTAATGCTGTTATAACTCTATGTTTATAATTTGCAGTAAGAATAAATCTTGTTATTTTAGCAAATTCCTCCATAGTATTTCTTAATGCGCGTTGAGCATCGATTGAAAGACCGTCAGTCTCGTCTAAAATAATTACTTTTATCTTACCGTCAATGCTTTTAGTCTGTGCAAAGCTAGTAACCTTAGTCCTAATGGTATCAATACCGTTTTCATCACTAGCATTTATATAGAGATATTGACATTCTAATAGCTCATTTACTAAAATTTTAGCTAATGTAGTTTTTCCTATACCAGGTGTACCTATAAAAAGTAAGTTGGGTATCTCTTTTTGTGTTTTATATGATTCTATAATAGATTTATTATTATCTGATATAATAAAATCAGATAATAAGGCAGGTCTATACTTCTCAACCCAAAGATTATTAAAATTTAAACTCATTATTTACCAGAAGAACCAAAGCCCTTTTCACCTCTATCGCTATTCTCTACTTTCCCCCACTCTACAGGCATTGAAACGTTTAAATAAACAACAAATTGAGCAATTCTATCACCTTGCTTAATCTCATAATCTATATCTGAAAGATTATAAAGCTTAACACCTGCATCACCTCTATATCCACAGTCAATAATACCCGGGTGGGCTAAAATACTATGCTTAAATCCTAAGCCGCTTCTAGATTCTACTTTTACCCAGTAACCCTCAGGAATTGAGGCGAACTTAAGACCTACTCCCACCACATTACTTCCTTTGGCAGGTAAAATCTTATCTTCAACCGAATAAACATCGTATCCGGTATCGGATTCATGGTTTTTAGTTGGTAGTTTAGCTAAATCATGTGTTTTTTCAAACTTAAGAGCCGGTAAAAACTGAATATTCGGATCACTATCTTTAGAAACATTATACATATACCTATTATAATATATGTTTATAATAATCAACGTATGATAAATAATATTATGAGCGAAGAGCTTAATGAAATGGTAGGTGATTTGTTAGAACAACTTAATGATGCTAACAAAAAAGCGGAAGAGGCTAAAAAAGAGTCTAATCCTCTTAAAAAAGAAGACATGGAAAGGTTTGTAGTCGAAAAAGCCGGTAAATTAGTAGAAGAAAGTTTAGAGGTTGTTTCAAATGTAAAAGAATATATATCTTCTGCACCAGAAAGTAAGGATGTGGGGTCACTAGCTGAATTAATAGCTGCAACATCTACGGCTATTGAGACTTTAAACAAAATAATTGTAACTGATAAAAAGAACGAGACGTTAATTAAAGCAAAACATATGGATATTTCTTCTAGAAAAGAATTAAAAGAAGCTGATACAACTCAAAAGCTATTAGCAACAAGAGAGCAAGTGTTTAAAATGTTAATAGATAGTGCTAATACTAGTGCAAAAATAATAGATATTGAACCATCAAGCTAAATTATTGCCTTTATCTTTACATTCAAAATATTTAGCATAAAAATCCTTCCAAAGGTTGTTGAAGTTAGGTTTAAACTTCTTGAACATATTCTTAAAGTCATCAGTTTTAGGTAGAGTTATCTTAGGTAATAATGCTTTAAGTCTTTTACCTAAAGATTCAGGATCAAAATCTATGTCTGCGTTTGTTAGGGACTTAAAATCAAAATTACCAATAACAGGTAACTTAAAATCACATATAGTATTCTTGAGTTGTTCAGCTTGAGCTAAAATAGCCTGAGGATTAGGGGTATCAAAGCTCGTATTTGTTGCTATTGCTGCTAGTTCAGGAAAACTGCCTGCGTTTAATGACGGTAATTCTAAAGGCATATTTAAATTACCTGTTTGTTTTACTACATCAAAGTTAGTTATAGAGTTTGAAAGCTCGCTTGCACTGCCTAAATACTGCGAAGCAACAGGAATATCAGCTATACCTGTTTTTTGTGCAGCAATATTTAATCTAGATATGTTAGCATTAGGTAATTGAAGATTTTGAATAGCTCCTCTAGCGTTAGATATTGCAGTAGTTGTTTTTGAAATAGGTATTACGTTAAAGGTTCTTTGTTTGTAGTTAAATTTATCGTTAATTTCCTTGGTTGTAAGCGTTGGTTTATTTACTAGTTGTTGACCTACAGCAAGAGTATTCTTTATTGTTTTAGAACTCATAGACTCTTTTAATCTATTTTTAAGAATATCTAAAGATTCAGTTATTTTTTCGACTGACATATCAAAACTTATGTTAGTCATTTGCTGTAAATTACAGTTTGTATAGTTTCTACAGTTATATCCAGTTTTATCATTTACATTACTAAAGAAGGAAATATATTCTTTAGTGTTTTCAAATTCAGAAAACAGTTCATTAACGAAAGAATCTATATTTTTATAAAAATTCTGATAAAAGTAATAGTCTGTCATTAAGTTTAACCCATGTGACTGGGTTGTATCTGTTATAATACTTGTGGGGTCGCTTGTTTTAACTATATTGAGTAAATTGCCCTTCATTAAAATTGTATTTTTAGTATTAAGCTCATTTATTACACTGCTACTAGCATTACTTAGCTTGTTTTTTAATGAAACAGGCACTGTATTAGGTGGTCCATACGATAAAACAACATCAGTAATTGGAGATACACTATCATCAAACTTGTTTTTTACATTAACCAAAAGACCAATGCTATCACTCGGCTCATCTAATAACGAATCACTTCGTAAACCTATCTGTGATTTGACAATTTCTAAAGTAGAGTTTAACTTTTTAAACCAATAAAATACAAAATCATTATTAAATTCTTTTAAAATACTTGTATCTAATAATTCAAAAAACTTTACTAACGCTGTGACAGGGTCTCCGCTTTTTTTAGCGTTCCAATAATTGATAGAAGCTTCTAATTGTGGGGTAAGATCACCTACGGGTGTTAATTCTTGTTGCTGAGATTTATCTGTTTGTGTATTACTAGGTATAACACTACCATCTGGGGGATAGATTTTAGCGGTTAAAACGGGCTTACTTGTTCTTTCAAACTGTAATTGCTGATTGTAGGAGTCAAAATATACGTCTACTATTGGTTGACCGCCTGTTCTTCTACTAGCTTTACGGCTTACTACCGCTCCACCAGTATCCATTGCTACAAAACTATCTCCTAACCCTGGTATTGAAATTCTGCTACCATAAGGAATAACATTAGGGTCTACCGCAACACTATAACCAGCACGTAATTTTCCGTAAGTATTTGTTTTAGAGGCAAGTCCTTGCTTGGTATATTCATCAGCTGTAGGCTCATCTGGTGAATACCCTGTAACACGGACATCCATCTCATAAGAACCATCTTCCTTAATACCTGGTGTATTTTGTGATACTACAGAATCTGTAGTTTGCCCAGGTGATGTATAATTTATACTACCTATTCTAGGTAAAAAATTTGAATATTTTTTTACAAATTCAACAGAATTAGCAATATTTGAATCTACTAATTCTGGATATAATGTCTTTGTAGAGGTTTTAATCATTTTATCTGCTCTTAGTATTTAAAAATAAGTTATCATAACTATAAGTTTTTACGCATCTTAATTCATTATAGTAATCATTACCTTCAAAAATATGTTTAACTTCAATAACAAAATATACACCTAAAATTTTACTATCAAAATCACTGTATGCAGTGGCCCCTTCTCTATTAATTCCTATAAATCTACCTGCTTGCCTATGAGTAGACCCGGGTACTTTAAATAACACTGTGTTATTTAAAAATATATTATTAAAAAGAGTTTTATTTCTTCCTGCTGCTAGTCTTTGATCTGCATTTACCTCTACTACCGCTAAAACGTTCTTTACATTTTTTTGTTGAAGCCTATATTCACCTGGATAAAAGTTTATATAAGCATTATCATCAGGGCAAAGCTTATTAAATGGTTCAACATAGTTTTTACCGTAAACAGAAAGTGCTGACATTATAGTATTTCTATCTTGATCGATATTAAAGGATTTATCATCGTAATTGTAGCTGTGTACTAATGTTGTTACTACGTCTTGTTGTGAGTATTCACCGGGCATTGGGTCGTAAACAAAGTTGCTTATGGTGCCATATTTTCCTAGGTAAAGAGAATTAGGTGGTGTAAATGCTACGCTTTCTATTACAAACTCATTACTAGAGTCTGAATATTCACCTAGCTTAAATGTCTCTAAATAGTACTGACCAATAGAAGGGCTGTTTTCAGTAAGTGCTTTTTTAAAAATAGAACCTAAACTTTGAAGACTAAAAGTTGCATCGCTTCTACTTTTTCTTAAAAATCCTTGATCAAAATTATTATTAGCATCAGAAATATGTCTGCTTAATAGATATTTTAAACAATCAATTCCCTTAAATCTAGCAGGAGCAGAAAAAAATATAGATGTACTGCCGGCATCAAATTCTTCTTCATTAATCGCTACTGAAAGGCCATCTTCTTTATTAAAAAAATCTTCTAAGAACTTTTTAATGGCTGTACCGGTAGATATTCCTCTATCTGCATTAGAAAGATATATGGTATCTTGTTTATTAATTAAACAGTTTGATGTTGAAAAATAAGAATTTTTATTCCTTAAAAGATCATAATAGATATCCCAAAAATATAGTTTTTTAAATTTTTCACCAGGTAGTTCGCCCGCTATTTCCTCTGTATTATAAATTGAAAATGTAAATAATATTCTAAAAACTTTGTTTGCTTTAGCGTTGTCGTTAAATCCGTACTGTGCATCATCTAATTTAGGCATAATATCAATTAATAAAAAATCTCTTGAATCTCCTCTAAAAATAAATCCTTTATCTGGTACAAAATTTGGAGACACCGTTAACCGTTCCTTGTTTTTAACATCTGCTAACCTCTCAACTCCATCATAACGATTATTAATTATTATATACCCTTTATGAAAAAAATCTGTAAACTGATCTTCTATAACTAGAGAATTAATAGAAGCTATTTTTAACTCTTGATATCTACCATCTGCAGTAACTAAACCTACATTAAATCGATAATTATTACCGTTTATAATGTTGTCAAAATTTCTATCGTAAGCAACAGAATCAGCCATATATTACTTTAATGCTTGTTTGATTTCATTCAATATATTCGGTACATACTGTGGTTTAATAATCTTAAGTATAGTTCCTCTATCTGGAAATTTTACTGGATTAAAAATTTGGTTGGTTAGACAAATAAGCCACCACAGTTCTATAGTTTTGTAAGCATTAAAACTTACTAGTGTCCAGGGAGTTTTTGAATTAATTGATTGATAATAGATTAAATCTTCATTAAGACTTTCAGGCATAAAAATAGACTGCAATAAATTATAATAATAATTATTTTCTTTATTTTTGTACACCCTAAAAATATTTTCATATCTGAAATTTTTTAAAACTGGTAAATCTGCAAGTTTATTTTGATATATACCTAAATTACTCATTTTACCTTCCTAGGCCTTGGTTGACTAGAAGCTGTTCTCTTGCTTGGGCAACGGCTTCTAAAGCTGATTGATCGGATACGCTTGTAGTTACTAATGGTTGATTATTAATTATAGAATACATAAAATTCTTCGAATCAGCAATAAGGCTTTTTAAGGTTACTTTAACTAAATAAGCATCAGGTATAATAGTTGTCATTTTTTTTCTGATTGGTTGATTAAAAAATCCTTTAACCTCAGTTACTTTATTATTAAGAAAATTACGAATAACTCCGCCTACTGCATTCCCTATACCTCCTTGAAATGTAGGTAATGCAGATTCAAGATTAAGATTATCAATGTACGATAAATCAAAAGTTAATTCTCTTCTAGTGCCTTGAAATTCAACAGCTATACTTGACACATAACAAAACGGAAGAAATTTTACCCCGGGTATTTCGACTTGATAAATGTTTGGTGGATCTATTAAAGCGGTGTTTCTGCGAGCAGGTTTATTATTGTAAAGAAGTAGAAATAATAATTCCCAGTTTCTGATTACATCTTCAAAAGAAACAGATCCGGTATTGATAAGAGGGAAAGTAAAGGTTATATCTTCTCCATCAGTACTATAACTGTAAAACTTAGATTTTTCTACAAAACTTATTGAAGCTGGTCCTCTTAATATTGCTGCTGTAGAAGCTAAATCAGTTAACCCCTCTGCTGCTTTTTTAAGAATTCCTAAGAAGGGGTTAGGAGCATCGTCAGAAAATGCATTAGCTTGAAGACCGGAATAATTTTCAAAGTAAGGAAATACAAACTGCCACCCTGTAGGTTCAGTAATGTAAAGATTTCTATATGGTCTTAAATAAGGATTATTATCATATATATCATTATTATCCTGTAACGCGTCAAATTGATTAAAAAACTCACTAGTTTTTTTACCAATACCCGTTTTTTCTTCTGCATTTTTAAAAAAATCGTTCAAATCATTTTTTATATTTTCTGGTAATTTATTAACCGCAGCGGTAACTGTATCTTTTGTTACACCAAAAGAGTATTTTAATTGGCTTATTAAAGCATTGGCTTTAAGTCTCTTTTCTGTTAAAATAATTCTAGGAACTTCTTGTCGTGCTTCCTTAAGTTTAGAATAAGTCCAATAAAAATCAGATACAATATCTACTGTAGTTCCACCTTGTGTATAATTAGAGTCTGCTACACCAGGACCAGTTTGTGCTACATTAGGTGTAACTAAAAGAGGTGGGTTTACTTCTGCATCACTCAAATTAGATGAATCTACTGTACGGCTTCTAGCTATTGAAAAAACGTGATTCATATTATTACTTATTAATAGTTAACAGCTAAGAGTCCTCTTCTAAAGTCTAAGTTAGATTGTGATTTTTGAGTTAAAACCATCTGGCTAGAACTGTTATTGACAACCACATTACTACTGGCTTGTTCTTTATCGCGTATTTCTTTTAAAGTTCCTAAGCTGTTATCTGTTAGCTTAGCTTGTTGTTGTTGAACTTTTATAGAGTTATCAAGCCTATCTCTTATTTCATTTAATGAAGTATTGAGTTCAAGTATACTTTCGTTTAAAGTGGTTGTAGAAGTATAGAGGCTATCAAAAACAGCTTCTTTTTCAGCTGCCATTTCTATTAGTGGTAATTGTTTACTGGTGACTTCAACTTGCTTGGCAGGTAATTCAATATTTTTTAAATCATTTACATATTTTAAATTACCTAGTTTTTCTAATCCCTTTGCATTAGTAATTTGCTCTAATCCTTTTCCAACTTTAATCATTTGATCAATAAATTCATCGCCGTATTTAGCTTGAGTAAACGAAGCAAGTGCTGTAGATAATATACCGACGTTATCTGCAGCTATTTTAAGTTTTTCGCTTTTATCAGCAAACTCAATAATAGACTCCAGTGGTGTTTTACCGTTTACTACTCTATTAAAAAGAGTACCAGCTGCTGACGCAACGCTACCGCCTGCAGCAGATAATCCAAATGAAGCAATAGCTATTCCTAGAGCGGTAACTGCTCCTGCTACCTTTAAAATATGGCTTGGGGATTGACTCATAATCCACTTAAAATTATTACTGAAGGTTTCGAATATTTTATCTACAGAATCAAGTACTTTTAAAGCTATATCTTTAAAAAAATTTATTAACTTTGAAAAAGCATCAAATATACCAGTAACAGTAGATTGTAAAAGGTTTAAAGTTGCTAAAAAGACCGGTCCTACATATTGTAACAATGGCTGAATAGCGGTAAATAAACTAGTTAAGATTTCTTTTAAATTATTAAACGCGCTTATTAAAATATCTTTAACATAAGGTGCAATTGTAGTAATACCTTTAATAACTTCACTAAGTATATCTTTTAAAGGAGGTATTAAAGTTAAGATAATATCTTTTATTGCAGATAGAGTGGGTAAAAAAACATCTTTAAATGTATTTAAAATTAAAGGAATTTTATCTACTAAAGAAAGTGCTATCTCTTTTACATAGCTTGCAAGTTCTGTTATATAAGGCATTATAGGAGGTAGGTTACTTAAAATTATTTCTGTTAGTTTAGATATACCTCCAAAAAACGAATCAACTATAGTAGGGATATTTGCAATAATATACATAAAAAACTCTTTTATGTTGTTTATTATAGGTAGTAAAATTTCGCCTATAGATTTTAAGACGGGCGGTATGTGAGACAGGATTGTATCGGCTAATTTTACTACATTTTCAACTAATGTTTTAATAAGCGGAATTACTATAGTAGATATAGCTTTTCCTACACTTTCAATAGCGGGTGGTAATACTTTTACCAGAAAATTTCCTATAGCAGGCAATGCTTCTTTCATAAAGGTAGCTAATTTATCTAAATTTTTTAAAAGTAAAAATATAATAGCAACTCCGCCTACTGCGGCTATAGCTGCTATTAATGCGCCCATGGGTCCTGCTCCGCCTATTAATCCTCCTAAAAAGTTACCTGCAGCACCTGCCATACTTCCGCCTTTTTTGCCGCCGCCCATAGTTTGAAGGGCTAATGCTCCTGCAACACTTTCTGAAAAAACTTTTTTAAGGTTTCTTAAAACATCTCTAGATACAAATTCTAATCTTACCTTAATTCCGTTTTTTTGAAATATTTTTTGATTTTCATCAAATAATTCTTTTTGTTTCTTATTTAATTTTTCAAAATTCTTTTCAAATTCCTTGGAATAAATTTTTGCTATTTCTTTTTGTCTTTCCTTTTCTTTAGGCTGTAACCTTTCTATTTTACTTTTGTCTTTATTCTTATCTTCAGGCTCTGGCATTTCATTGTATATAGTGTCTAACCGAGAACTAATTCTAGTTAATTGATCTAAAAATAGCTGAAACTGTTGAGGGTCCATAAGCTATTAATACTTATGAACAAACCTTTAAAATTGTACTATTCTTTAGTGAAAAATGCAGTGTCTAAGTTTATCGTAACTTCTTTATCGCCAACTAATATCTTAAGGGGTTCACTTTCTACTTTTCTAATCTTAGCTATACTTTCAATAAGCTTTGTTGTTACTGCCATTGGTAGGCTTTCTACGGTTTCTACTTTTTGATTAATTGAAAGGATATTAAATTTTACCTCGTCTGTCTTTCCATCTGCCGCTATTTTAATGTTATCTATAAATTTTATAATTTCGTAAATATAAACTTCACCAATTAAGTCTTTAACTTTTTCAGAATCTGCACTTTTACGGCTCTCTAGTACTTTTTTACATTCTAGATTTACTCTGTAGTCTTCTTCTAGAGAAGGTACTTTAGTGGTAATCTCTAAATTATCAAACGTTAAGGTTTCTGCTAAATCTAGAGGGTTAATTGAATCACGCTTATTAAGAACTTCAGATAAATTAACGGTAAGCTTATCTTCACCGTCAGTAGTATAATCGGTACCGAGTGAATTAACCCTTAGTGCAATTAGGACAATAGGTTTATCTAAAATTGATAAATTTGCTTTAGGTTGTAAGTTTTCTTTAATAATTTCTGATGTAGTTAAAGAAAAAGTAATAGGTGAAAGTACTACATCTAATGCGGTTTTAATAATATTTTTTTGCTGTTTAATTGTCAAAGGCAATAAAGCAACGTCTGTATTTAAGGACCTTGCAAAGGTAGTTACTTTATTAGAAATAGCTATTTGCTTAATCTTGTCTAATACCGTATTATTACTCACTTAATAATTTATTCAGGTCTTACAGTTTTCCAGGGTTAATAGGTACAGATGGTGTTTTTGACTTTTTATTTTGCTCTTCTTGTCTTTTTATTTCGTCTTCAAAAAGCCTTACAATAAGCAAATTTTCGGTAAACGTGTTTTCGTCTAAGTAATCTGGGGTATAGTGTAGTTTACTAACAAGAATATACTGCATTTCATAAATGTTTGAAAGATTTGCTCTAAAAACTAATTTTAAAATTTCTATTAGAGTACCGTCATAAGGGTTTAAGATAATAGCTTCTTCTAAGTTAGGTATTTTAAATTCAAGCAAATTAAAACATTCTACTATTTCATTAAAAAATGTCTTTATTTCAAAAATTATATTACCGGGTAATGATTCGATAATTTCATCTTTTAAAGTACTTTCTATATTATCAAAATTATAAATAGCATCTTCTATTTTTACGCTTTTTATGACAAGATGGGGTAGTTCTAAAAAATTTTCTATAATAAAATTATTAGGTAATCCGAGTGTAACTTCTAATTTCTGATGAGTAAAAGTTTTACTAAAAGTTTTTTTAAAATTTAAACAATTATTTAAAAAATCACTTATAGAAATTTTTATATTTTGTTTTTTTTGAAATATTTCAAGCTCTGGTGATATGCATACACTTCTTAAAAGTAGCATACAACAAAACTTATCAAAATTACTTAGTTTAAAAAATATATTTTTATCTTCAAGATTATCAAAAATAATAGTATTAATAAAATGCTCAACAAAAGCATTATTGTCTGTTAGAATATATTTGTTTAGTTCACGAAACTGTTTAAAAGATAGTTCCTTTATTTTTAAAGACTTCTTTAAGGTAGGTGGTTCAAAATTTAAATAAAACGCCATTATAAAAATCCTAATGGATTAATATTCCCAAGTCCATTTTGGAAGCTTGTAATTCTAGGAATAGATCCATTAGATATTCTATTAACAATATCTGCAATAGGCAAGTAAAGATTGTTTTCAACCGTATAATTAGAGTATGTCCATCTTGTACTATAAGTAGTTAGCTTTTCATCTGAATAATCTAAAGATTGTTCAGAAACCTGGTATGGCATACAATTAAAGAAATTAAACACCTTTCTTGGGATCATAGAAATACCTTGATATGTTCTAGTATATTCAAGTAGAGTCATATTTACTTTCATATTTTTTGGGTCTTTATTACCTTGAACATCTCCGGGGCGAGCTGTCATACCAAAATGCGATCCTAATATAACCCAGGGTCTTAAGACAAAGTCAATAAAAGAGGTATTAGTTTCTCTAAATTCAATTACTAGCTCAGGTGCTTCTGAAAGACGAGGTCCGCCTAATATTCCTGGTAAAAACCCTCTATTGTTGTTAATAGAAGCTGTACTTACAGCAAACTGTTCTGTGGGTATTGTAATTGCATGCGCAAATAAACACCCCACAATTTTTTGTAAAGGAAAACTATTTAAAATAGCTCGAGCAGTATCTATATCAAACCCCTTTTTACTGCCATCAGTTCTTTCTAATCCTTGAATAACACTACTTCTTAATGAGGGTGGATAATTATCTATTACTATAATCCATTGAGTAGAGTTTGGGATGGAGGTAAACCACGATTCCATTTGAACCAAGAAATAATCTCTTGGTGAAATGATTGGTACCCCGGGTATATTAAATCCAAAAAGATTTATTGCTTGAGGAGCAAAAGAGGCATTTGTTCCTCTACCCAAATCTACGAAATTTTGACCTAGTGAATTTAAAGCACTGGTAAACGGATTGTTCACCTAATTATTTAGATCTAAACTACAAATTAGCTAAGCTTTCTCCAATAATGATAGGAGACAGTAGCAGTAAATTCTATGGTTTCACCAGTACCTGTAGCAATATTATACTGTAGAGGACCAACATTTCTTACAGAAACACCAACTAATTGATATTGACCAACACTATTTAACTCGTTATCAAGTTGTACAAGATCGATAATGGCGGTTTGCTTAGGAGAAAAATAATTTCCAGTAGAATTAGCATCATTAAAAATGTCTGTGGACCATTGCTCAAACTTTTGACGTATCTGAGACTGCGCATCCGCATAAAATGTTAATTCATAGCTATCACTGTTAGGATAAGTAGCATTACCAGGTAAGTTAAAATTTAATCCCATGTAAGGTACCGGAACATTTGTAATAGAACGTGCTGGTAAGGTTGCTGTTTTTACGTATACTAGATCATTTTCATCAAACGCTACTGTGCTTGCACCACCGGTATTAATAGAAAGTACGCGAAAATTAAAATCACGTGCAAATTCACGTGTTGTTGCTACTCTGTAGAAGTCTGTGATTAATTGATTTACATCTGCCATAAAGTTATTTATTAACCTCTATTGATTATGATACTATCTCCTGGAAGTTTGTTCCGGTTCTAGTTGCGTAGAAGTTGCAAAGTATATACTCTGCTGTTCTAACAGGTTTAACATAGATGTCAACAACCAATGTATTATCATCAATTACAGCGGGCGTATTATTACGCTCATCGCATATAATTAGATAATCGTATATACCTTGAGTATTCTTAGCATTCTCAAATAACGGGCTGATTGTGTTGATAACTTGTGTACGCGTAAAGAGTGTATTTGGCTCGAATACAAAATACTTAAGAGTATCACGAGTTGCAGTTTCAAGATTAAGGAACAATCTACGAACATTAATTCTATCAAATGCGCTTGGCTTCTTCTGTAGGGTCTTTTGACCGAATATTACAAACCCTTCAGATGGGAAGAATGCAACTGGGTTAATATTGATCTTATACAATTGATCGCGTTGTTTTTGCTTAGGATAGATGGCAAGATCATTAACACCCACAACAACACCGCGAGAGAACCCAGCGGGAGCATACCATGGCTGATAGTTATTATCTGTCTTAGCCATTGCAGCTGCTGCAAATCCAGAGAACGGTACCCAGACTTGTTGATCAGTTGCAGAATCTGTTACCTGAGCAATATTTGCAAATGTACAAGCAAAACTGGTATTGTAAGCAGCAAACTGATTCTTTAGCGGCCAGTAAATGTAATCGGAGAAACTTGTACCACGTACGTCTAATGTTTTAACGTTAGCTCCTTGTACAAATATGTTCGAAATCGAATCGAGAATTAATAGATGATCTTTTCTTGATTCAGCAAGATTTAATAGAGGTTGAATTGCTGCATTATAGCGTGTTACACCTACTGGTAATGTGGCAGGATTCTGTACTCTTAGTGAATCAACCAGTTCTTCAAAAGGAGCTGTTTCATCAAAGTAAGTATATGTAGAAGGATTAAACGAATTTACATAAACTGTACCCAGACCTGCTTCAAGAGTAAGTGTAATTGGATAGAGATCAACATTATTCACTCTCTCTGTGGCGTTTGTAAGTTTAAGTGGTAGGTTACCAATTATCTTAGTAGCTAAATCTTGATTATCAAAATCGCCTAGTGGGTAAAGGGCAGCGGTGCTTCCAAGTGTGGTTAGCATTGCTTGTACGTTTACTTGAGGAGCACCAACACGGGTTAAATATTCAGAAGATGTTTCACCTTCTAATGGTATAGCTAATGCATTGGAAAGGAAGCGAACCTTCTTTTCAGGTACACCGGAAAGATTTAACCATGTTGTGCTGTTTTTATTAGCAACATATGGATTAACAATTATGGTAGTATTAAAAGAACCGGCGTTAGACTGTTCAATCGAAAAACTAATAGCTGGTCCACCGTTTTCATTGTTAATTTGTCTATTCGAATCAAATGAACCGGTGTAGCTTTCCTGAACAACATAATCTAAAGCTATTGTATCAGGAGAAAATACAGACTGACGTAATTTAAATACACCGATTGCAACTGTATCATCAAATTGATTCGAGGATATATCAAAGGAAGGTATATTTTCTAATACTTCAGAGACTGAACCCTGCATTCCAGTTGTATCAGCGCTTAGAGAAAAGTTTAATCTAGTAGAAGGAATTTCTACATAATTACTATTGCCATGAACTGCAACAGTTTCGTCGTTAATGGTATAAACCCTACCTACATCGTTAAATGGTGTAGCAGGATTTAAATTGGTATTATCGATTATACCGATATATGTACCTTCAAATTTAGTATTAATCGTAGATTGATTCTTATTAAGAACAATTAACCCTGCACCACTCAATGAGGCTACATTAGGAAAGATCGCTCTGTTTTCTGTATCATCGGCCCAAGCAAAAGCATCACCCTGTAAGATGCTATAATATTCTGTCTGTGTTAGTTTTAGATGTGTAGGTGTTCCAAAGAAATAACGAGCATCTGTTTTAGTTAAATCGCTTTCAACATAACCTACAGAAGGGCAATAAACTTGTACCGGGTAAACCAATGCGCTGTATTCATCACTTGTATCTACACCGGCACCGGTTCCGTAAGGAAGTCTATATACAATAATATTAGCAGGTGATTGTAATACTGCTTTAACAGAATGATAAAAATATCTTTCTGCACCGTTTGTCGGTGTACCGAATATTTGCTCAAATTCTGATAATGAAGAAATTGTTACTGGTTCTGATGTTGGTCCTTTATTTGCAAAACCAGGAATAAACACTGTAGTAGAAGGTGTTCCAACGTTTGCAAGAGAAAGGTCTACTTCTTGAATTTGAACACCGGGACTTTGAATTGTGCGTGCCATATAAAATATTTATGTTTTTTCAGATAAAACTTTTCAATTTTTACAAATTATCTATCTGTTCAACTAGAGATACTTCCAGCTGTGAATATTCAAAAGTAAAAGAAGTTTCAATTTCACCGGCATCTCTATTGTTAAAATTGATAGCTCCAATAGCTGTTGGAAACGCCTCTTTATAAATAAATTCTATAATTCTCTTGTCATATTCGTCTAAAGCAAATAACGAAAAGTTAGCTCTAAACTTAAGAAAATCGGCTCCTGCAGAATTTTGTTTATTAGCTATAGTAGCCTGCTTATTTAAAGAAGCTTTAATATCATTGTTAATAAGATTGTCGGCATCAAATATGCTAAGCCGGGCATTATTTAAAAGATCTAACCATTTATAGATAATCCAATAATTGTTAAATCTGTTGTCAACTGTAAAATTTATTGTCACTGGGGGATAGGGGTCTCGTGAATAACTAGAATTGGCTAATGTCTGACCAGAATATCTTATATTAACAGACGGTACAGAAACTTCAGGAATAGTGGCACCGAATACAGAAAATTGTAAAGCGTCAGGAATTACTGTTTCATTATCACGTTCAAATTTTCTAGAAATATCTTTTAAGCAGGCAGGTAAATTTAAAACAAATAAAAATTTGTCTTTACGTGCCTTGTTAAAAGGGCTTTGAGTATATGTTACTAAATTTGCCATATTATGAAACAGTAAATGTCCCTGAAGCTGTAAAAGTATGAATAGTAAACCCGCCTGCTTGGGTTATTGAACCACCAGTTGCTTGAGGTACCCCTTCATACTTTATAATAACCACTCCACTACCACCTTTACCTGCAGGTCCTCCGCCATTAGCAGAAAAACCACCGCCTCCCCCTCCAAGTCCATTTATACCAGCAGTTGCATTTGTACCAAGAGTTCTCGATCCCCCATTTCCACCGCCTCCGTTACCACCGGTTCCACCAGCAGCTTGCCAAGAACCGCCACCACCACCGCCTCCATAAAATGTAATTGTCCCGGTAATTAAAGATGATTTACCTATACCACCGTTACCACCTGGATTATATTGCCCACCGTTTGATCCAGGACCACCAGCCCCTCCCCCGCCTCCCCCCCCACCACCAGGATTATAGCCGCCGGGTAATCCGTCTCCGCCTTTAAAGCCCTGGCCTGGTGTCCCATTTGAACCTACAGCTCCTGAAGCTCCTACCCACCCTCCGCCTCCAGACGCTCCTACTCTGCCATTAGGAATATCGCCCGCTGCCCCACCGCCGCCGCCTAGAGCTGTTTGATCTAAAAAAACACTATTTCCACCATTTTGTCCTGTTTGGTTACTTCCAGATCCCTCTGCACCACCTTGACCAACAGTTACAGAAAAAATAGAAGCACGTGATATACTTTTTGAAACTTCTAAAACACCCCCGCCGCCACCTCCACCGGTACCATCACCATAACTGCAGCCTCCGCCCCCACCACCACCGACTAATAAAACTGTTGCATTAATACTATCTCCTGACCAAACTGTTCCATTGAAGTATTCAATTGTCTTAGATGTAGAATTATATCTTATTGCTCCTTCAAGAGGCGTACCAGTACGCTGAGCTGCAGTACCTGCAGGAATTTGCATATAATTTGTACCTACACTGCCGTTAGCAGTAATTATTGCACTAACAGGTACACCATATGTAACTCCGCCAATAGTAATTGGTATAATAGCGCTTGTGTTGGTTGTTAATACTCTAGATAAATCAGATATTGTTACATCGGCCATATTATTAACTAAAGGTAATTGTACCTGCACCTCCTGTAAATGTTGTTACTTTTTTGTCTCCTATAGCTACAGTAACAGCAGTTATCCCTAATCCAATTTGTAGATTTACATTTGAATTATATCTTAAAATTATAACTCCTGACCCACCATTACCGCCATTGAGCCCGGTAGCCCATCCATTAGCACCACCGCCCCCTCCACCAGTATTTGCAGTACCGTTGAATCCTGATTGACCTGTTGGTTGATTTATTTGACCAGCGTTTCCACCACCCCCATGACCTCCCAAACCTCCCCACCCCCAATTAT